GGATAGTCTAGAACAGATTGGAGGTGTGCAGAGTGTGGTTTGAGATTCTTAAGAAAAAAAATAGGAGGCAACGACAAACGCCTAAATACACTTACAAAGTTCCTAAAGGCGTTTATACTAAACCGTCGCTAAGAGCCAAAATACATAGGAGATTGTGGGGTAAAAAAACTCATGGAACTGGAAAATATAAATGGTCTGCTCGTAAATCCCAAGAACTCAACCGATTATATCAAGAGGCAGGTGGTGGCTTTGTCAACAAAAAGTGATTGGTGGAACACTATCAAAGGCTTAACGGATAAGCAAAAAGATATGGTGGAATGGAATAAAGAGAATTGGGTAGATATGGCTAATCCCAAAGGAAAGAAAAAGAAGGGGACATACAAAAGAGGAAGATATGCTCCTAAAGCCGTTGCTGAAAGATTGACTCCAAAGCAAAGAGCCGCAGAAAATAGAAAGAAAAGAGAAGGCCGTAAAAAAGGAAAACAACATGTTCCTAGAACAAAAGCAGGAAAAAAAGTTTATCGGAGGATTGAAGGAAGATGATAGACGATTGGATGATTATACTAAAAGAATTACAGTGTCCTAGGGCAACAAAGGACCTTAAGTTCAATACAAAAAATCGCAACAGGGCGATTAAAGATGAGGACATTAAATATGGTCCATTGAACATTGACGAACCCGGAGACTACTGGGAAGAAATTGCAGAACATTGGGATACAACGATAGAAGCCGCTAAGAAATCAAAGTGTGCAAATTGTATTGCCTTTGACATCAGCCCAAGAATGAAAGACTGTATGCCGATTGAAGATGTTAAAGGTGGTCTTGGGTATTGTTGGATGCACGATTTCAAGTGCCACGAAGATAGAGCATGTTATACTTGGGCAAAAGGCGGTCCAATAACGAAGGATGAAAAGTCCAAAAAGAACCAAATGCGAAAAGAAGAAGCGGAGGATGAGGAAGAATGAGTTGGAAGGATATATTGAAAGGAAGTTGTGGAAGCCATAGAGAAAAGGCTGACGACGAAAAAGAAGGGCAGTACGATTTTGAAAAGAAATTGGTAGGGGGCCAACATAAAATTGCAAGGGTGGCCCCGCCCAAGGACAAAATTACTGCTAAGGATTTTGAGGTTCTTAGAGATGGCGCAAAGAAAGCAGATAAGACCGATTCTCAAGTAGAGAAAGAAATTTTAGCCACATTCCCGCCAGAAGGAGGTGCTTTGGGCATGAAGAATTTGAAAGACATCGCTCCCAGTTCAACGATTAATAGAGTCTTAGATGATTTAATGCGTAGAAAAATTGTCGGAAAACACAAGGATGGCGATTTAATAGATTTGAGAGGACTCTGATGAGTTGGAAAAATGTTCTCAAAAGAGACATGTCGTATTGTGTCTGTAGCGGTCCAAATAAAACGAAGGGGTTCACTTGTAGGGCGCATTGTCGTAGCAAACAAATGAAAAGGTGATTCCTATTCCCATTAGAAAAGTCAAAGGCGGCTACAAATGGGGTAGCAAAGGTAAAGTTTACAGAAATCGTAAAGATGCTGAAAGACAAGCCGCCGCCGCTTACGCTTCGGGATATGTCAAAAAGGGTTGGCGGGATATTCTAAAGAAAAAATCTAATAAGAGAATACATAGAAAAAAGGGTGAACCTGAAACTTCTAAAAAAAATACAGATTTATATGTGGATAGGGATAAGAGCGATACCGTCCCAATTAGTTTCAAAAATAGGCAAGCAGTTAAAGATACTTTCAATAGTTCTGCATTCAAAAACGCAAGCCATCAAAGACAAACTCTAGTTGTAGGAGTTACAGAACAAAGAGCAAGGGCGGCTAAAAAAAGAGCCAAAGATGCTGAAAAGAAAAAAGATTTAGCAGAAGCAGAGGACGAGGCTGAAAAGAAGAGACAGCAATTGAAAAGAAAAACAAAGAGGATGAGAGCATGAGTTGGAGAGACATTCTCAAAAGAGATAGTCTTCGTGATTGGTTCAATAACCCTAGTAAGAGGGACAAAAAAAGAAAAAAGGCATTTAAACCCCGTAGTGCATATTACATGGGTTCGGCGCAGAAACAAAGATATGCTAGAAATAAATGGCAAGGGGAAAAACCTACTTCCCGATATATTCCCGAATCGGAAGCATATACTTTGTATGCGGGACCTAAACCCGCATCCACCCCTAAACCAAAACCTACTCCTAAACCAAAAAGACAAATCCCCGCAAGAACAGTTGTTGATAACTACTTTGAAATGTATAGAAATCAAGGTAAAGGAAAACCTACACTTAACGACATCAAAAGGGAAGAAGGCAGGCCACTTACCGTTAATGAAGAGGAAGCGTATTACCGGAGGATGAGAGCATGAGTTGGCAACAAATTCTCAAGAAGAAGCCAAAGAGCGTAAGGTCAAAGGCTTTAGAGAGGGCCAAGAAAAAGGGACTTAAAGGACTCAATCAGGCTCAAAGGTTAAACGACGATTCCGGCAAATCTCACCATGTTATGGCTTTTGAGAACAACAAAGCCAAATACATTAAGTTTGGACAGAAAGGAGTCAGGACAAATCAAACTGCCGGACAACGGGAAGCCTTCAAATCACGCCATGCAAAGAACATCAAGCGTGGAAAAATGTCTGCCGCTTATTGGGCTAATAAAGAAAAGTGGAGTCCAAGTAAGACCAAAGAAAAGAAGAACAAAAAATGGCGAAAGGGTTCGTGAAGCCCAAAGCAATTAAAAAGGCGAAACTCTACATTTTGATTAGGGGACTTCTTCATGGCTGAAAAAAGACGATTCGGCTTCACAAATCTGTTCCGAAGAACAACCCCAAAACCCTACGACAGAAAGGTATACAATGTCGGGATTCAAGAGCGTGAGCAGTCATATATGATGACAGCGCCGCTGGTTTACAGCGTCGTTCAGCAATCTGTTATTGTACGAACATGCATAACCCAACTCAAACAAGAGGTCTTCAGAAGAGGCTATGTTTGGGAAAAGGCGTTTGAGTCAAAATGCAAAGTGTGTCAAAAAACACACAAAAGACCCGTCCAAGAATGTGCTAGGTGTGGTTCTTTGGAACTTGAAAGACCCGACCCAAAACAACTAGAATTTGCAGAAAGATTCATTGAAACTTATGTCAACAAGTCGGAGCAGAAATTCATTGATGTCTTCAAAGAATTGGAAGACGACCTCAACATTATGGATGATGCTTACATCGTTCTTGTCAAAGAATACTATTTAGATGGCAACGGAAAAATCCGCATGCATCGTATCAAAGAGATTTACCGTGGCGACCCAGTGACGATGAGTATCTACGCAGATGAAGTAGGGGTTCGTGGGACCAAAGGTTTCACTTGTATTAATCACCGAGACCAATTATCTACGGAGCCTCACGAAAATTGTCAAGAATGCGGAAGTCCTCTTTATCCTGTCCATTATGTCAACCGGGCTAACGGAGAGGAGCAGTATTTCATTGATGGTGAAGTGCTACACTTTAGCAAATACAGTCCAAGCAGACTCTATGGGCAGTCTCCAATCCTCACCTTGTTCAACAACATTATGACGCTCATCGCCATGGAAAATTATGTCAATTCTTCTTACACTAAGAGTCGTATGCCAAGAGGTCTTCTCGCTGTTCAAACAAGAAACATGGATTCTATGGCCGCATTTTGGAGGGGTGTCAAAGAAAAAATGGAACAAGACCCCCACTATATCCCTGTTATGGGCATTGAAGCAGAAAACGGTAAGGGTTCTGTTGAGTGGATTAAGTTCATGGATAGTCTCAAAGAAATGGAATATGTCGCTGTCAAAGACGACTTACGAGACCGAATATCGGCATTTTACGGTGTAAGTAAAGTCTTCATGGCTGACAACACTACAAGCGGTGGTTTGAACAACGAAGGAATGCAGATTCTTGTCACCAACAGAGCCGTTCAGATGGCTCAAAATGTCTACAATGAGTATGTGTTTCCTTTCCTTGTCAAACAATTCGGAATTACTGATTGGGTTCTCAAGTTGCCTCCAAGCGAAGAAGAGGATGAAGTCGCCGTTCTCCGTAAGAGAGAGTTAGAAGTCAATATTGCCGCCTCTACAAAGAATCTAGGATTTGATGTGGACATGGATGAAGACGGAAACTTTACCTTCAAAAAGCCTGAACCAAAAGAAACTATGGAAGGAGAAGGAGAGCAAATTGAAACGGACCCATTAGCCGGTTCTAATGTGGACCAGAGAGATTTAGCAGAGGCACAAATGGCCATGTTAGATGGTGGAGGTTCTACGCCACAAGAGAACCCTCCAGCCACAAGGAATAAAGCGAGGAATAGCGTAGGGCCAGATAAGCGACTTACAGGTTTACCACAAGAAGCCGGAAACCAAAATGTAGATAGAAGAAGCGAAAGGAGGATTGGTTAAATGACTGATACAGCAAGAAGAGAAAGAGAGTTGTCAAGAGAATTAGCAAAGATTCGTTCACAAAGAGCGGCAGAAGATAGAGCGGTTAGAAAGAATCGGGACTTCTCTTTGGGTGGGTTGCCTCCCGACACTACGCACAAGGCGAAAAGAGGCTCTGCGGATACGCCCGATGTTGTTCAACTCCCTGTCAAAAGAAGACCTAGAACGGAAAACAAGTGGTGATTTTTTTGATTTTGGAGAAAGTCCAACGACGACCTAGGGATGTTCCTAGGCTTTCTCCTGAAGCAAAAGAAGCAATCATTGATTCCACGGAAAAAAATATTCAGGCCTTAGAAGAGGCAAAGGGGACTGTCAGCACTGCAATTTCTGAGACGCAAAATAAAATAAAAAGTGCCATTAAAGAGCAAAAAGAAAAAAATAAAACAGCAGAAGAAGATGATAAGAAGGATTCTGTTTCTGTTTTAGGGTTTTTTGCAGACTTGAATTCTTCCGCTAAGGAAATTAAAGACCAAGCAGAAGAGTATGTCGTAAACAATCTTCCGAGAACATCTAGAGAATTATTGAAGCCAATGATGTTCTCTTCGGAATTAGTTACTGAAACTGGTCTTTATGGAGACAAGTTATCCTACACTGTAGAAAGAAAAACAGGCTCTCTCCTTCAAGTTCTGAACGAAGCCATCAAACAAGAAAAGGCAGATTTGGCTAGATTTCAAACAGCAGAAGAAACGGACCCGGAAGAAATAAAAGAAGTCGTTCAGGAAATAGGTCGGGAAAAACCTAGAGCAAAAAACATAGAAGAATTCATCAATGAACCTTTTGGGGAGTCAAGAAATTTCGACAATTTTAGTTATGAAAAATTAGTGAATGAGTTAAAATCGGCATTGATGTCTGAATTGTTTGAAAGAGAGGGTGCAATAACTCCTGAACAACAGGAAGAAATGGCTACGATTACAGATGAATTACAAGACAATGTTTCTCTTGCAGGAAACATACTCTCCGGAATGGGAAACAGAGATGTAGATTCTTTGCGTAATCTCCGAAAAGTATTAATTTCTATTTCTAGGGAATTAAAGAAAAATAATAGGAATACAGATGGTTTAGAATCTCAAATAAGCCCAATCACCGAAAGGCTTCAAGAATTTGAAGAACCCGAAGGAGTGAAAATTACGCCGAAGACCCTTACAAAATTAAAGGACATCAAAAAAATGCTTGAAAGATTAGAAAGGTCAAGAGACGAAGATTTGATGATTCTTGAGGTTTTAGGTAAGGGTAATCCTGCAAAGAATACTTTTTCTGAACTCAAAAAAATAGCAAGAAGCCCGCAATCCGTATTTTATGTCGGCGTTCCAAGAAATGAAAAATTCTTGGCTCCTCTTTCTGTTGTTGAAAAGAAGGTCCGTGCGAACCGATACAATAGGCCCAAAAAACCCGGAGAAGACATGGAGAGGTACAAAGAATTAGGCGATTTGGGACAAGACATACATGACTTGTTGAATACAGAAGAAGAAGAAAAAACTCTTCTTCAAACTTTGAGAGATGTTTATCGTTCAATGACCGGCCAGATTTTGGACATTGGAGCGGATAAAAAACTCCAAAGAAAATTCAGAGATGAGAGGAGAAGAAGGATTGCTAGAATCAAAGAAAGTAGGCCTTTAGGTTTTGGTGCGGAAAGAGCAATTTCAGAAAGAGACAGAAGAAATATTCCACAAGGAATGACTCGTATTATTGATGCTGAAACTGGAGAAAGTAGAGTAGTCTCAGAAGAAGAAGCAGAAAGAATCGAACAAGAAAGAGCAGGGGATTTTATTACCGTAGAAGAAATGCGTGAAAGAAGGGAAGCCAAAGAGGAGGAAGAATGATATGTGGGAATTAATACTCAAAGAAGAAAAGATAGAGAAAGAGAATAGTCCTATTCTTGAATCTCTGGACGAAAAGAAAAGAAAGCGAGTTAAGAAAACGCTACAGACGGCTGAACCAACTGAATATTTTGGACAAGACTTTACGCAACTTGGCGAATTAATTGACATGCTTAAGGAGTTGGAACTCATTAAGTCTGATGAAAAAATGGTTAAGCGTTTCAAATCCATAGATGAAAGGAACATTGATATGTTGGCCTTATCTAGCAAACTCCGTAAGGAATACGAATTGCTTTACCGACAACTTCGTGAAATCGTTTATCCAAAAAGAAAGGGGGACTTGAGAAGTGAGTGAAACAGAAGAAGAAATGTTGGGTGTTCTAAAGGCACTTGTTGAGCGAATTCAGTCTCTTGAAAAAACAGTTTATCATCAAGACAACCTTTTGATGAAATCAGGGTTTGTTGTCGCTGAATCTCCTACTCCATCCATGACCAACTCTGTTATGCCCACGGGCGATACCATTCATAAAATGTCATGGGACGACATAGAAAAATTTGTTAGCGGAAGGTGAACACATGCCTGAAAAAATGACCAAAGAAGAAACCGTAATTGCACAAGCAATCAGCCAGTTGAGAATTGTAAAAGAATTGATTCAAAAGAAAGAAAGTTATCGTGAGGTTCCAGAGAACAGAGAGAGAATCGCATACGACTCCCTCGGGGAAGAAGTCAAAGTTAAGCGTCCCAAAAAGACCGGGGATAAAGACAAGACAAAAATTGAGAACAGCACTGGGACACATTCAGGATACGGTTCGGCTGGTGAAGAAACACAAGGTTGAGGATTTACATGCCCTCAACTGGCCTCATGTTTGGAAAGGTCAAAGCGCCTGTTTCCGACGAAATCCTTGCGCTTTTTGAAAAAACAAGGGTGGCCTACCTCTCTGCTAGAGAGGACAAGAAAGAGTACGGGGGGCGTTGGAGAAACGCTCTTGAAGAAATCAAAGAAGCGTTTGATGCCCTATCCCCTCTTGGTAAAGAAATCAAGAGGTTCGTAGATGAGAAACACATTGAGGATAACAACGCAAAAGACCCTGAAAGCAACACGGCTAGAATTATCTACGAAGGAATCAAGGACATGCGCTTTGAATCCGAAGAAGTCACAGACCCCTTCGCAGACGCTTTCAAGGGGGATGTTTTGGAAGCACTTCTTTCTGATGTCGGAACAATGGTGAAATTTATTCATTATGCTATCCGCTCCGACAACAAGGCTTTACCCCGAAAATTCTATTCTTCTAAGGATTTGAAAGAAGATGGAATTACAGATGGATTAGAAGGAATGGATTTGGAAGTTGATGATGTTCCTTTGTATATCATTGAGCATTATGGTGATGGAAAGGATTCCAAAAAGGTGGAAGCACAATTCAACAGAGCAAATGATATTCTAGAAGACATCATGCTTGAAAATTCATCTGAAGAAACTCTTGAAGAATTACAAGAGGTAGATTTAGAAAAAGCCGAAAAGTCCGAGGAAGAAAAAGCAATCACTCAATTTATCGTGCCCAATAAGCCAATGTATCGGATTTTTGATATTGAGGACATGAATGAATTGAAAGGTTTCAGTGGAGAGTATGTCGTCCAAGAAAAATACGATGGCATGAGAATACAATTACACAAAATTGATGGAAGAGTCCAAGTGTTTTCCTACAATGAAAAGGACATCACCGAGAAATGCAAAGAACAAGTTGAAGAGTTGAAGAAAAAATCATACGGAGACTGTATTTTAGATGCTGAATTGATTCTTTTTGACGGCGACAAGGCACTACATAGAGCAGATACAGTGGCCCATGTTTTCAAAGACAAGTACCAAGACATGGAATTGAAAGCCCATGTCTTTGACATTATGCGACACGAATCTAGAAACATGACAGAGGAACCTTTGAGAGACAGAATAAATCTCTTGTTCAACAATTACTCTGCTAAATCATCTGGAAATCTATTCTTCCCTTCCAAGAAAGATACGAGAATTGCAGATTCATTGAAAGACATTGACGAATACGCAAAAGAAATCATGGACATGCCTACAGCCGAAGGCGTGGTCATTAAGGACATTGAATCTACTTATTTTATTGGAACAAAAAAGAATCCAAAGTGGGTGAAATGGAAGAAGTTTGTTGATTTGGACATGTTGGTTCTGGATAAAAAATCTACAAAGTCAGGGCTTTACTCCTACACTTTAGGGGCTGGTCCGGTAGACGAGGAACAAGAAGGGAAGTTTATCGTAGAAATGAACGGTCGTAAATACATGAATGTGGGTAAGGCTCTCAATACAAAAATCAAGGTTGGTGTTGGAGACATCATTCGTGTAAAGGTGGATGAGGTTAAAGAAGACAATGGAAGGTATTCTCTTTACTCTGCAAAAGTTATTGAGGTTCCCGAAGCGATTCTTCCTGATAAAATAGTCACGCTACAAATGTTATCCCAAGACACAAAACCCAGCGTAAAATACAAGGCTCTTTCTTTGGAGAAAGGAATTACAATTACTGATGGCATTCATGGAGAGGCTACAATTATTGCCAAGAGTATGGACGGGTTCGTCCTTTACGGTTTCAAAGAAAACAACCTCATGGCAAAGAACGCTCTCAATGATTTAGATATGTGGAAACAAGAAGCAGAGAAAACGATGAAGACTTATCAGAGTCAGATTCGGTCTGCTACAATCCGATTTGCCAAAGATAATATGGACAGAGGGAAGAAAACCAAAGTTAAGGAATTACAAGAATACCTCGTAAGAAATTACCCGAAAGAGTTCGATAATTTATTTGAAGACAAGGAATCGTTTAGCAATTTCTTGAATGCTAGTGAATACATCAATGTATCAAACAATGAAATTACTATTGATGATTCAGTCTTACAAAAAAGCCAAGCACAATTCAAAGTTTATCTTCGTAAGGACGGAAACCTCAACTTTTCTGTAAACTACAAAGACGAATTGCTCATGTGGACCATTGATTTAGAAACTGATGATGATATTTTCGCACTCTTTGGTAAGGCTGTAAAGTACCCTGCTGAAATATCCGAACAACAGGATACACATCAGTTGATAGATGAGGGGGATGTCACTATTGGTGTCCAACGACATGGATACCACGAATATATCCTCAACGGTAACAAGTTTGAAACAAAGTTGCATTTCCGTGTAGTTGATTACGAAGGAGAAAAAGTTTGGATTGCGTTTACAGGATACGAACAAAAACCTGTAGATAAGGACACAGATGATGGCCTTTGGAATATTTATGAAGATAAGTATAGAACGATAAAATTGGGCGATAATACGGATAGCGTTAAATAGTCAAATTGTCAACGAGGGGCTGGGAAGGATGTCTTCTATCATCAAGGCAGAACTTAATCAGGAGTTTCAAATTCTAAAGTCCGACGAATTAATGATTGGTGGATATGCTTCAATTGAAATGGTGGACAAACAAAACGACCTTATCACACTCAAAGCACTTAACGAGGCAGTAAAAAAATACATGGAGAACCCCAAGTTTAGAAATGTAATGACCAACCATTCAAATGTTCAAGTCGGGGAAGTTGTAGAAAGTTATAGAGACAGCCAAGGGAGACTATTCAAAACAGAAGTAGATGATGTCGGATTTTTTGTAGTAATAAAACTGAGAGACGACATAGAGAAAGCCAAAGAAATAGGACGAGGGATTCGCAAGGGTACACTGAGGAGTTTTAGCATAGGAGGGCAAGCACTACAAAAAGTGAAAAAGCGTAATGAAGAGTTGGGCGAATACAACGAAATTAGCAAACTTGAATTACACGAAGTAACCATCTGTGAGAAAGGAATCAATCCCGAAGCGAAATTTGACATACTAAAACAAGAGGATGTGAAAGACATGAACAAACTGGAAAAAGCATTGGCGGAATTGGATACGCTTCTTCAAGAAGTGAACACTCTCCGCAAGGAAGAAAAAGACCCCGCTATGGAAAGAGCCATGGGAGAGGAGATGATGGACGACAAGGAAATGATGGACGACAAGGAAATGATGGACGAAGAAAAGGGTATGGGAGAATACAAGGACGACGAAGCAAAAGGTCCTACGCCCACCCTTGACGGAGGCTCCGTTGAAACTGGCGAACCCGCAGACCGCTATGTGGTTATGGGTGGCCGTCCTGTTGGCGATTCGCAAGCAACCAATGAAGGAGAAGTTTCAAAGGCTTTTGGAAACGAGGAGTTTTCTACCCTGAACCTTTCTCGTGAAAACATTGAGAAGGCATACGCTCAATTCCGAGCAGAACAACTTGAGAAGTTGGCTTTTGACAACCTCCAAGACACCTTCGCTAAGAGGTTTGAAGCAGAAGTTTCTAGCAGAAACGAAGCGGTCGCTAAGTCTGAGTACGACGCTCAGACCGAAATCGCAAGTCTTCAAGAACAATTTAGCCAACTCCGAAAGTCTTTGGAGTCCGGCAACGAGGAAATTCGCAAGGCTACTGAGGCCGCTCAAGAGGTCAAGACCTTCTCCTTGGAGGAAGTCGCTGACATGTCTTGGAGCGACATTCACAAGATGGCTGGCGGAAACATTTGAGGTGATTACATGGGATACATTAACACGATTAGAGACTTAGAAGCATCAACTTACGGACTACCAAACTTCGGCGGAAACTCCTTGCTTAAGCAAGCGGGTGTCGTTCAGGGCCTACATACGGCTCACGATATTGCCGACGCAGGGGCAAGTGGGGTTTCCGGTATCGGAACCACTACTGGCCTCTACAATGTTCTTTACGGACAGAAAGTTTGGTCAATGCTCAACCGTGAAGTAAACGCCTTGGCTATTCTGTCAAAGCGACCTTACAACTCCAGCGGTTGGAGAATCCTCAAGAGCCGACCATTTGGTGGTAGCGGTTCCACTCTGTCTTTGCAGAGCGACGGTAGCGGCGGCGGTATCGGTGACGATTCGCCACAAGCCGACGAAATCGGTGGCGTTCCTGAGAACGCTGGCCTTTCTACTGCGGCTGATGGTCTCGGTAGCATGGCTCCAACCTACGCTCAACTCTTCATGAGTCCAAAGACGATTGCTCATCAGTTTGACATTTCCGAACTTGCTATGGAAATGGCACAGATTGACGATGGACTGGGAGACATCCGTGCTATTATCCGTGAAGATATGGGTAAGGCTCACGCAGAAGCACAGAACAAGATGCTGGTTATGCCTCTTGAATTCTACGGTGAAGCCTCGGCTCTTGGAGACATTGAGAGAAACTACACCTCGCTGTTGAAGATTGTTACGAGCAACGCAGAATTGGCCGCACTAGATGGTGGCGTTCTTGCTACGGACACTTTGAGCGCATCAAACAACCTTGGTAAAATCTTTGGAGACAACAGAAACTCTGCTTCTTTCCTTGACGCAGAGGTGGACTTTGGTGGTTCTTACGCATCCAGTTCTGTCCGACCTCTTACCTTGACTTTGATTAACGACATGATTCGCAGACTTCGTGTTGCTGGTGGTTCTCCTAAAGTCATTCTTACGGGATACGATACCATTCAGACAATCGCTGACTTGCTCCAGTCGCAAGAGCGATTCATGGACCGAAAGGAAGTTATTCCTACCGTAAACGGTGTCCGAGGTATCAAGGGTGCAGAAGTTGGTTTCCGTGTGGCAACCTACTACGACATTCCTCTCATCCCTGTGAAGGAAATGACTTCTACTACCAATTCTTCTGATACGGGTATCAGCGACCTTCTGTTCCTTGATACGGACCATCTGTGGCTCCAAGTGATGAAGCCAACCCAATACTTTGAGGACGGTATCAGCAACGGAAACCCATTCGGTGTGGGTCGTCTTGGAAACCAAGCCCTTTACCGCACGATTGCGGAGACGGGCTGTTCCTTCTTCTTGGGCCAAGGTAAAATCACCAATGTCGCTTGAGGTGTTTTAATGACACACACAGTAACATTGTTGGCTAACCACAAAGGCATTACCAGTCCTAGAGTTGTGGGTGACGAATATGTCGTTGATGCAAACATCAACATCACTTCATATACCGAAGACGGGGAAGTCATTACTGCCGCCTCTTTGGGTCTTGATACCATCACCGCAGTTGTGCTTACTGGCGCTGAAACGGCTTCCGGTGTTGCTCTTGAGAGGTTCGTAGTTGAACTCAGCACTGCCGGGGAGTACGCAAGTTCCAGTTCCTTCAAACTAGTGGGAACGACTGCTAGTTCCGGTGCTGAATCTGCTAACTCCGATTTGGGAATGTTAAGAATCAGAGCATACGGAAACATTTGAGGTGTTTCTTTGGCTACCATCCAATTGAGTGAATTCTGTTGGGCGGATTCTCTGAAACTTTCAGGAAGAGAAGGAAAATTTGAGGTGTCAAAGGCCGGGGCTGTGAAGGTCTCGGCCTATGACGCTTCTCATTACTATGGCGGTAAAAATGTCGTAGTGGTTTTTTCTGAATCAGATAGAAAAGAATTAGAGAGCCTTCCCGAACGAGAATTAGCCATGCTCTGCTCTGCTTTAGAGTGTCAACCTGATGAAGTGGTTTCTACTCTTCTTCCAAAGAAGAAGACCATCCGAAGGAAAACTACAGCAAAGAAGGCAACCCCGAAGAAGACAGAAACTTCTGAATGAAGGCGCAACCTTCATTAAAGGAAGTTTTCTAGGATTATTTAGGTGTTCATATGGCAAGTCAAACCAGCAGGACAAGCGGCGTATTATCGGCAAGCGCAGTGGTTTTCAAAGGACAGTGTAAATTGGTTTCAATTCATGCTGTTCTTACAGGAACCGCTCCAACAACGATAAAGGTCTTTGACAATGCTTCTGCCGCAAGCGGTACAGAATTAGCAAGAATGATTGTTCAGGGCGATAATCCTCCGGGTTCCGGGGCAGTGTTCGGTCCAACAATGATGGAATATGACATGCACGGTGTCCTAGCGACGAATGGGCTGTTCCTAAGCATTTCTTCGGGTTCAGGTGAAGGGGCGGCTGTGTCCGTTGAATTCTCTTGAGGTGTTTTCTTGGCGGCTCTTAACGCAGATACAAGGCTGATTATGACCATCCTTTTTGTTGGGGTGGTGAGCGGAGCAAATGTTTTCTTTTATGCTGAGTTTGGTACGCAGTTTCCATACACTCATTTAGCCCACGGTGTTCTATTCGGACTGATTACCGTCGGTGCTATTCTCATCATGAAGGCTCTCAATGACTTGTTCCTTAACGACTACATAGAACAAGGACTTCTTGACCGAAGAATTGAATCCTATTGGAAAATGAAAAACAAGGAAGAACAGCAAAGAAAGAGAATGCAAGACTCCTTGAAGACTTTCCAAACGGATTTCAATACCACTAGAATTCCAGAAATTTCATCTTACCAAGAAGAAAATGAATTAGGAGCAGAATTTTTAGCCCAACTCCAATGAGGTGAGGCTACATGCTTGGAGACATAATGGGCTTTTCCGATTCGGATTACGCCTACAATCAACAAAGAGCACATTCTGCTGACATTTTCTTTTTGAAAATGAGAGCGTGGTTTTGGGGCTTTTGTGCCTGTCTTTCCGGTTTCCTTGTTGGAAACATCATGGGTGTTTTTGACATGAATGTTATGGGTTTCCTGTTTGACACTTTGTTAAACGGGTGGGGGCATTGATATGTGGTGGAACATCTTAAAAAAACCATATATTATTCAAACAGATGAAGAATACGGCAAAGATTATTCTTGGAAATTTAATAGATTATTTCAAGGTTCCCAAGGTGATGAGGACACAGGATATTGGACACCAAGATTAACAGAAGCATTGGTTTATGCGTTTTTTGGCTCAAGAGCAGATGAATTAAAAGACATTTCTAAGCCAATGATAAAACAAACAATCCCTACAAAAGAAAAAATGTTTTTGACCTACGATAGTGACTATGGGTGGATTAGTAGAAAAAAAGGCTCTACTCCAAGAGGAAGACCAGCATATTTTAATTTAGAATACAAATATTTACCCGATTCAAGAGTTAAGGAATTAGGAAAAAAATTACTGCGTGATTTAGAATATGACAATAGAAAAACCGAAGTAATAGAGGCATTGAGAGATTCAGCGATGTTAAGATTCGATGATTTAAGAGTCCAAGAACATTTAAAGAAAATATTAGATAAATATTTTTAGGTGGTTAAATGAATGTCGCTAATGACAGGCTTTGCTATCCTTGTCGGTGAAGCAATTATTGGTTTCTACAAAAAAATTCATGCAATCAATTTCGGAGTTTACGGGGCTACAATGGTTGGAAAAACCACTCTCGGACATCAGTTAAGGACAAGGGGAGAAGTTGCACAAATCAAAGAACGAACGGTTGGAGTGCATAGGGCCACCCGAAAAAGAATCAAGTTTGAAGGAGAAGTCCATACCCTACGCTCTGCTGACATTGGCGGAGAGTCCATCTATTGGAAAGAATGGATTAAGGACATGAAAAATAGACGGGTAAAATACATTATCTTCATGATAGACCACAGGCATTTGGACAACCCAGCCAACTTAGACCATCAACTGGCATGGAAGTTTCTCGTTGATGCTATCTGTCTTTCAAGGTGGCCTAATGGAAAAAAGAAAAGAGACGAAGAATACCCCTTGGCAATCAGTATTTGGGCAAACAAGTACGACATGTGGGGAGAAAAATACAAACACGATGGAGACATCAACAAACATCCTATTTTTGACCCCTTCCATTATGGTATGCAAAAACTAAATGAACGAGGGATACCGACATTCAAATACATAGTATCGGCTAAGTCCCAACCGGAAATGGTTTACCGTGGAGTCACTACGATGATTAAGGATTACTAGGTGAAAGAAATGTATCAACAACCAAACTTGATAGGCGCACAATCAGCACAGACGAGCAACCCGTTCCTACCACCTCTTGTTCAAGCAAGAGCAAGTGGCCCGGTAGAGGAATACAAATATCGAACGCTCAAACCAAAGAAAAGGTTGAAAGAAATTAGAAAGGTTTTGATGGCAGAAAAGAAGAAGTTTTTGTTTGTAAATTACGGGTGGAAATTTAATCTGAAAGAGCGTTGTGTTGTTTGTGGAACCCACCATATTTGGGAAGCAGGAGACTACATGCGACCACCTATTCCATTAACTCATGTAGAAAAAGGTAGACCAATGCGAGGAACCTATTGCCCAAAACATGCAGGTTTTCACCGACAAATGGAAATGCTACAACAACAAATCATGGCAGAAGACCACGGGCTGGAATTCAAGGCGTTTATTCCAAAACCTAGATTGCCACAAGTCTTATCTAAAGGGCCAGCCACCACATTGACAAGGGACGATATTATTTCTCTTACAAGTGCTGGATGGATAATCAAATCTCCTCGTGTAGAAACAGAAGAAACTGCTCCAGAAGAAGTCGTTAGGTTGGCACAAGAAGTAAGAGCATCAATGGAAAGAATGGAGTTTTTGATACAAGGAAAGGGTGAGTGAAATGGTTTTTGGCCCAAACAATAGAGACATTGTAGGTGCAATCAGCGCCTCTCAGGACACACAATTCAAAACTGTAAACAATTTGCTTTCTCTACAAGACAACCATGTGGAGGAGTTTTTCCAATATCATGGTCATAAATTTTTAATGACTTTTGAAAAGTTGATGGAAGATGTCACCGAGCGAGTGGTTAGCGAAATGCTTTCTAAACTAGAGTTTGTTCAGGACTCTACCACTGGCAAAATGACTGTTCATCCTGATTGTCTCAGAGAGTACGAAAGGATTACAAAAGAAAACATACAGTTGGACATTAATGCTATTGTGAACTCAGCAATTGATACTGAGGTAGTTATGCAAAGAAAAATGGCAAAACAGCAATACCTTGAATCTCAAGGATTCTCTTCTAATATGGGAGGGGGTGCGCCTGCCCAGCCGACAGCAGGTATGGCTATTGCCGGAGTGACTGGACATACTCAGCAATACCAACAGATGCAGGGAGCAGTAAACAATGGCAGTGGCTATCCAGTCCCCCCTAGCGGTACTGACGGATACGGAAGGCCATATTGGGTTGACCCGAACACTGGACAAACAAGTTACGAACCCCCATCAAGCGGTCTTCACCTAGGCTCTGCGATACAAAAAGCGGCGGCTTGGGGTAAATGGTTGATGTGAGTTGGTATAAATGGTAAAGGTTCTACTGTTTAGCCGTGAAGAAGTGACGGATGTTGAGACTTTAGGACAAGCCATTATTTTGAGAAACTTGGCTTACGGATTTCTAGAAGAAGGTAGCAATACAGAGGACCAACTTCTTGATGAAAAAATTGAAGATTTAGAGCGAATAAATAGACTCGGGGCATATGAAGAAAATGTTGATGAGGCTAAGAAAATAATCAAAAATAAGTTATCAGGAATAACATCTACCAAGATTAGCAAGTTGAACACTATCAAGAAATTCAAAGGTAAGTTGATTGACTTTACAAAAATGGACTTTACCATTGATGATTTAAAAAATCCTAATACCTTTGCTACGATTCTCGGTAGAGGAGAGGAAACGGAAGAGTACGAAAAATTGACTGAAACGGGAGAAGATTCTGATATTATCATCGAAAATATGGAAGAAATATTGGAAGAAGAATCTGAAGAATACCCGTTCAAAACTCTTATTGACACAATGAAAAAGAACATGGAAGTAACGACAGGCCGAGGTAATTTGATAATTTCATTTGGAGACGATGAAAAGAAATCGTTTACTGAACAGGTTCTAGCAGATTACAAGCCCAGTTCGCTATTTAGAGTAGATTATCCTAGAACAAAAAAGGACGATATTTTCAAGGAAGATGTTGTTTTGATGGAGAAAATAACTGGCAAAGAAGGGTCTTCATTATCTCCTACAGCGTGGCGTAGAGCGGAAGACCCCAAAGGCAAAACATTTCTCAAAATATACGGATTAGATGAAAAATTAAGAGACGATATTAACGGATTTAATTTAATGGATTTGTACGATGTAGAGTTTGATGCTTCACAGCAAAAAACAAGTGTGAAGGTTGGGGAAGAAAGAGTATCTGTTGTAAGTGAAGGTAGAGTAATTCTTTCTCTCAAAAACATAGACAAGAATACAGCGTTTAAATTATTGATGCACTGTCTCTTCCCTAGAGACGCAGGGAACAGGAGAAGAAGAATAATTGGTGCTCTATCGGATTTCAAAATATTGGCTGATGTGAAAGTTATTCTGCCTGATGAAATTATTCTTGACCCTTACAAAAACGAGTTGAGGAAGGAAGAATTTTCGTTTGATGAAATCACTGCTAGAGTTGAAGTTATCAGGACTGGCGAACTAAGATTCACAAGAGTCCCTGTTAGAACAGAAGGAAGAGGGGGGTTCGCTAGAGAAAAAAGAGTCTCAAGAAACATCCCTGAATACTTTACCGTTAGCACAGAAGTTTCAGAAGGAGCAAGTTTAGCAGAGATTGCAGAACAGGAAGAGGGGTCAAAAACAGGAGCATTTACAGAACAAGTGAATGCTTCAAGGGATGAAGCAACAAATTTCTTACAGAATCTTCTTGCAAACACTTACGAGTTAGAAGAAGCATTGGAGGACTAGTCATGCCTGTCTCATCATCACCAAGCGATTACACAGAAATTGATGTTGACTACACCCAAGGAAAGGGATTCTATACGAACAAGGGTGCTGTATCCGACCTTTTGCAAATACCGGAGTTTACCTCTTTAACCAACCCTACACACGCCCAAATAGGTAGCATCATAAAAAGGGTAGAAGGAATGATTGATGATAAGGTGGGTCGTTCTTATCGCCCTATTATCCACAAAGACGAGTTTAAGGATTTTGAGTTTTCAAGACACCCAATACATTCGTATTATGGTGGATATGTAGGGTTCGTTCAACTCCACCAAATGAAGGTTAGGAAGATTGTGAGTCTCCAAGTTTGGGAAGGAACCAACTACAGAGAATTGGCTTCTGCTCAGGCCAGCATAACTTTGGACAGTAGCGCCTATACTAAAATCAACAAGATTTCAATACAACTTCCAAATTCAGGCGATGTTTTTGAATTGAAATATCACGCCCATGCGGATACTCCAGTTGTTGCCTCATCACGATTCAATTCTACTTTTGGTGCTAAAACGACAGCAAAGGAAATCGTCGCACTTATCAATGAACAATTTCCTTCAAAGACAGCACAATTCACAGGAGCAACTTCTGAAAAGGCATTGACTTCTTCACCAAACTCTCTGAACATTTCTGATTTTTTCTACGCTTACACTGACCACAACGACGGCACAAAAATACACATCTCTAGCCTATTGGAAGGAGAGGATGGTTCCGATTGTCAAATTACCGTTTCTGACCAAGCCGGTGAAAACTCTAACACCATCGTTGAGGGTTTCACCGATAAACAGGACATGAAGCGTTTAGGGGATTTTTGGATGATGGGCGATGATGGTAGAATCTTTTTCCTAAAGAGGTATCCTTATCACAACAAAAACTCAGTGATTGTAAATTATGTCGCTGGCGACGGAAGAGTGCCTTCTGCCATTCACGAAGCCGCTACAAAATTAGCGGCGGCAGAAATACTGAGACATGACGACCAAACGATTCTGATTGCCGAAACTGGAGGAAACATTTCTACAAAAGAGAAATATGATATTCTTCGCAAAGAGGCTATGGAAATACTTGATGGAAAGAAAGACCTCCTATATCTAATTGATTGATATGTCATTCCGAGAAGCCACCGATATTTTCAATAGGTTTCTAGAAAGAGAGAAGAAAAGAAATATCCAAATGATTGAGTTATCTAGATTGCTAGGTTTTGATGTTTCCTTTTCAAATGAAGAAATGATTGAGAATGCTGAAATGGCTTACGCCGAACATGTTAGCAAAGAAATACAGAAGAAGATTGAGGGGATGTTCCGTGGATGAAGTAAGTCTTGTCATTGATTTGTTGAACACTCAATGGACGACATCTTCTACCGCTTTAGTAGACGCTGGGACGATTAGCGTTTCACATTCAGCAAAACCAAATTTTGTTGATGTTCGCTCTTTGGAAAAAAATAAGGGCGTTAGATACGACCTATCCTCAAAGGATGTTATCATCGTTTTTGAAGACGCAAACACCGTTGAGTACCCAACCGTATTTTATGATGTACGAAATGAAATCTACACCTTCACCCTCCATATTAGGACCGTCCAAGACGAAAGAGCCGGAACGGATGCTGATTTTGGGAAAGACAGGCTAAGGGCTTTATACTTGATAACCCGTCATGTGGTTGAGAGCAAGCGCAGGGGGTACGAGGCTTCGGATAGTTCTAAGTTCAATCAACTATTTATCGGTTCGAGAAGTGAATCAAATGATAGAGCAAAACGACTATTCGGATACAAAGTCAATTTGGAAGCAAAACGGTTCGCTCAGACAGTCCCTTAGTTTGTTTGTAAGGAAGTGGGATTATGACCAACACGAATATATTTTTAGGAAGCGGTGCATCGGTAACATTTGTTCCCGAAGTTGATATTTATCTGAAACCTGCGGCTTTTACGAGCGTATCTCTTTCTACCGGCGCTACAACTAGTGATAGTAAAGTCGTTACATACGGTTCAAATACAAATGTTGTTGTCGGTATGGCAATAACGGGGACAAATATACCGGATGGGGCAGTTGTTGTCACCGTTGATAGCGCCACCCAAGCAACCTTGGATAAAGCCGCTACTGGGACGGGAAGTAGCATCACTTTTACGGCTACAAATATCAAGACCTTGAATTTAGATACCGATTTTACAAGCCGATTTGATTTAGTAGATGATTTGTATGTGGGTTGCGTTCTTGAGTTTTATGATAATGGAACACATACAACGAGTCACAGAGTTACTTCCAATGATTCGACGACTCTGACATTCCACCCCGGAATACACCCTTCAAGCGTTGTTCTAGATACCTCAAATGATTATTTTCACCTAAAGGGGTATGGTGCTCCTTGCCCCGCAAACAGTGGTTCTTCTAACCTAAAACATTTGAACGCTGATTATTGGATGGGGATTCTAGAATCCTTAACTTTCCCCTCTCTTGAAGTAGAATTCAAGCAACAAAACTTATTCGTTGGCGGTAGTAGAAACTTCACTTACCAGTATAAAGGCATTGAGACTGCCGGAAATGCTAGCGTAAATGTTGTCGCTAATCATGGTGCTTGGCTTTACTATTTCTTTGGTAAGTGTTCTGCTATTTCTGCAACTTTGGTAGACCCTGACCTCGTTCTTGCGGGAGGAGCGACCACTAACACAGATGCAACAGTTACAGTAACTTCTACTGCTGGTTTGAAAACGGGGATGGCGGTATCCGGAACAAACATCCCTGCTGGCGCAACTGTGGCTTCGGTCACTAATGCCACTACATTTGAATTAAGTTCGGCGGCTACTGGAACTGGAAGCAGTATTACGATAACAGCAACCATCACCGATTTTGTCGGAGCAAATACAGAAGGATACTATCTTAATTCAAGTTCAGTCACGGATACTGGGCCTTTATTTTACAGGACTCTTGTGAAAGGTAGTGGGACAACTGAACAATTTGCGTTCAACCCGCCCCTTCTAAGAGGGCAGGACGCTTCTGCTGATGTTCATAAATTGACAGAACCTAGTGGAACCACTACCATTTCAAATCCAATCACTTACACTTTTTCTGAACAAGACGGGGACGACCTTCCTTCCTTTGCTATGGAGCAAGTCTTTTCTAAATTACCCTCTGCGAATACTTACAGCACAAATACTGCTGATGCCGACGAAGATACCAACTTCGTTCTCATCGCTACAGGAAACAGAATCAACACTCTTACCATGACAGCCAACGAAAACGAAGAGTTGAAAATGACTCTTGATACCATGCCTCGTAAACTTCACAACTTAACCAAGGGAGAAAAGTATGCGGCTCGTCGCTCAGTCACGGATGAAACTTCGTTCAAGAATTATTCTGATAACGATAAATTCCTAGAACCGTTCTTCTTTTCTGGAGGTTCAATCAGTCTGTTTGGGCAAAACTTCTTGAAAATTACAAACTTTACTTTGACCATGAATAACACCTTGACGGACAAGAGATTCATTGGTATTGGAAATAAGAGCGTTAAAGACGCAATTCCTGCACAGCGAACCTACGAGTTGTCATTTACTGCACTTGTCACCGATGATAAACTGTTCAATGAATTGAAAAATCAGGATGAGAATCAACTAGCAAACAGTGGTGCTCTCATTGATTTGATTTTTGATAAAGAAAACGGAGAGCAAATCAGACTCAAATTTGACAACTACATGCTGACGACGAACAACTGGCCAATCCCTGAAGACAAAGGACCTGTCATGGTTGAGGCTACAATCATCCCAAGGACGCTCAACTCATGTACGGTCAAGACGCATTGGATTTTGCAGGGGTGATACCTTGGCAACCATTGAGGGAAAAGACCGCTACACGAAGATGCAAGAATACCGTGAGCGAAAGCATAGAGAACAGGAAGAGGCTAAGGCAAAACCTGCCCCGAAAAAGAGGGGTAGAAAGCCCAAAGTCAAAGCGGAGGAACCCGTGAAAGACGAAGAAGAGTGATGCATTCCACCAACATTGTTTGTTTGTTGGTTTTATGAAGGTGGAAGAAACATGAATACTGTAAAAGATAAATCGGTGCTTTTTGCACACACAGAAGAGAAGTGCTACGAACTCAAAGTAGCGCCACAAAGCGATGAATGCCTCAAGGTTTGGATTAGAGAACCTACTTGGTTAGAAGTAGAAAAGGCTCTTACCACCCTGATGAAAATTGACGCAAAGAAACAAGACATGGACATTGATTTGAATGCTATGTATCGTTATCTTGTAGAAAACTTTGTCACCAAAACAGAACCCAGTTTGACTACGATTGAACTTGTAAGACTCAACCCCTTCATTGGAACACAGTTGAAGGCCATATTACCAAATCCTCTTGAAGCGTTTTCGGAGGATGGCCAAAAAAACGAAGAATGAGAGAGGCGATTAGGCAAGGTCCCAAAGACTTGCCGACCGCTTCTCTCTTGATTACTTACATTGTGAGTAAAGCCTTAGCAGTGAGTCCATTAGAAATTATGAAAATGCCCGCTAGCATGGTTATGGATTTTCTCTACATTCATAGAAACTTTGAAGAATTGAAGTCTGATACAATAGAACAGGAAATGAAGAAGGTGAAGAAAGATGGCCGATGAGATACAGCGTCAAACTGCGGCCATTCAAAATCTAACAAGGGTAATGAGAAATCTTACTTCTGAAATGCGCCCCCTTATTCAAGCGCAAACAGAAGTGGGTGAGGCCATGGAAGACATAGGCGACCAAGCAGAAGAGACAGCGAATGCATTCACTAGATTCGGTAGGGCTTTAGGTAGTCCCGAAGGTAAAGTGTTTGGGGTAAACATACAGCCGATTTTGAAATTTGGATACGCATTTATTCCAATGTTTTTCCGAGTGAAAAATGCTGTAGAGATAAGCACCTTAGCAATAGGGAAATTCATTGATAAAATCAAGGACCCTTCCGCTGGAGGCCTACTACTAAGTGCGGGAAGAAACTTTGCTAAAAATTTCGCCAAAGCCAAAGAGATTATCTCAGGAGTTGATGCAGAAGGAAATAAAATTTCTAGAGTGAAGGCTTTCGGAAACTTCATGGGCGGAGATTTAATCAAAAGCGCAAGAAACTTTTTCAAAAGAAGCCAAAGAGAAGGAGAAGAGAGGTCAAGAATAGGCTTCAGAGGGATTCTCAAGAATATAGGAGCCGTGGCCGCTGTGTTGTTGAAATATATTTTCATCGGCAGTCTTCTCATACCTCTTCTTATCGCATTTTTCAGGAGTAAAAACTTCCAAAAAGGCATATTTAATATTTTAGTTGCGTTAAAGGTTGCTTTTAAAATATTCAGAACCGCATTTGGTTTCATAAAAAAGGGACTCTCTTTGATTTCTAGAGCCATAACAGGGGGAGGCTCTCTTTATGAAAATTTCAAATTAGTTTTTTCGGGTTTGCTTTCCATAGCAGGAGGCATATTAACAGGATTATTTGGAGTTCTAGTGGCAACTGTTGGGGCAGGAATAGCATTTGTTGTTGGAGTTTTGGGTTTAAAATTGGATAAGACATTAGCCGAAATAAAGGCAAGAGGCGCACAATTTGTAGAAAGAAACTTTGAAGGCATAGCCGTTCTTTTTTTACTTATTGGGACCATCACTACAATAATTGGTCTCATCATGGTTTTTGCAACCACAGTATCCACTCTTCTTGTCGCTTTGCCTATCGCCATAGGGGGCGTTGTTGTTGCCGCAATAGGGCTTCTTTTGGCAAAATTAAATCCCTTTGCTAATGGAGGTGTCGTCGGTTCTGGATTGCAACTAGTTGGAGAAAGGGGTCCGGAAATCGTTAAGTTACCTACTGGTTCTAGAGTGCATTCAAACAGAGACAGTAAGAAGATAATGTCGGGTTCAACCAACAACATTACCGTCAATGTTCAAGGAAGAATTGGTGCTTCTGATACTGAATTAAGACAGATTGCATCCAAGATTGGCAGTATGATAAACAAAGAAGTGAACAGAACAACTTCTTCTAGAGGAACATTAGGGTGATTAAATGCCAGCACAACATTATGTCTTTTTGCGGATTGGGGCCGGGGCAAACTCGGGAAATGAATTGACAGATAACATCATTCCTTTGAAGGCAACAAGTGTGGACATCAGCACAAGCAAAACTATTCCTTCTTTGGATGTACCATTCAGTGGGTTATTGACCGGAGAATCTGTTACAGCCGCCTTGGACTTGGGTATGTCTAGCAAAACTGTTTCTGTGACTGGGTTTATTCTAGAAGACACCATAACAAAAAAATTCTCAAAGGGAAGTAGTGCTATAACTAGAACATTCACTGCGATTGAAATTGCACAATTAATTCATTCCAGTGTAGACTCCACGGGCCTACAGTCTTTCCAAGCCATCAATGAATTAATTTTTCTTTTTGATTCAAAGGTGGATGAAAATTACGCGCAACGGACACCCGATGGTGCTACTCAATTAATTCCGTTTACCTTTAGCGCAAGAGGAGAAGGAGGAATAACTTCAGGAACATTGGATAATCAGGGGGTGGCGTTTCCTAAACCGTTCCCTGTTAATGAATACTCAGAAGGACTCAAAGGATTTATTCGTTCTTTCAACACAACAATTGATTCTACGACGATTGATATTGCGTTTACTTTGCAATTTGAAGTTGCGAGTGTTTTCCCTCAAGGAAACCTGATTACCAAAATAGAAGACGCTTTGGAGTGATTGCATGTATCGTCTTTTGACCGGAAAACAACGAAGTTTGGTTTTTCCTGTCATGTGTAATTCATTCGTAAGAATTGATTATTCAGATAATATTCCTCTAGGGGCTGACGGGGCGATTTCTACGGACGATGTTCGTTATGGTATTTGGAACCATAAAGACTCCTTTACAATTGAAACGACTATCACTCCTTACGATATTAACGGACATGGGCTAGTGTCAAGTATTCCTTCAACGACAAATAGCAAAAAAATGATGCCGGGAATCAGCAAAACGATTCTTGATAATTCAACAAATAGAGAACAAAGACCCTCTTTTCGCTATCTCAATAACACAAACAAGTACGGGACTGCTAGCACTCTTAATGGATACGAGATGCGTATTTTCCATAGCGAGAAGGTGAAATTATCTCTTTTGAATGCTACGGAACATGGTTTCAACAACCCATCGGCTTACAGAATAAAGTTTGAAGTTGATATTAACGGTACGAACACTTCCTTGACAAGCCCTATTGTCATATCTCCTATTTCTGGTAAACCACAAACAGGTTCAACTCTTTCTGCAACGGGCTTCAACTTTGATGGAAAGGTTAAGTTTCAGGTCGCTACTTCTGTAGCAGTTTCGGGATTTTCCAGTATCGGTAATCTCATAACTTTCGCTTCTAACATAGAATCAGATTTTCACGACGAACAAACAATTTTCGTTCAGGAAGGGTTTGACTTCATAGAAATAGGACGCATAAATACTGTAAGCGGCTCCACTTTGACCATGCGTGACATAGATAGCAGTATTACTTCTCTTGCTGGAAAAAGCATCTTCATACACACAACACAAAATCCATTTTATGTTAATCAGATTCACCACATAGCGGCTACATTTAATGACTTAACACGAGAAATGAGAATATATTATGGCGGAAAGGAAGTGGCTTCTACAGAACACACAGAAACAGGAGACTTTTCTTTTACGCAAACCGATATGTTTCTAGGAGCAAACGGTGTTGGTGCTACAGGTAGAGATACCTCACATAGCAACAATCAATTTATGGGAGAAATGCACGAGTTTGCTTTTACCAACGGTGCTAGAGAAACATTTGACTTAACCACATTGAACCCTAGATTCGCAGAAGTTTTGCTGTATTTCAGATTTGAAGAGGTGGATGAATAATGGCAGTATTCGCTATGCGTAAAGGGACTTCCCCGAATCCCACGATTGTCACAACAATCAATGACGCTACGAACAATGTCAATTTTGACTGTCCTACTAACCCTCTGTTCGTTAGCAACGCTGGTTCTTCGCCATCCAATCCGAGACTTTATGCCTACATTTCAACAGACGGCTCTCATAGCCAAAACTTTGTTCAGCAACTACAGGGTAGTGATTCAGCAGGAACGGAGTATTCCAATTTAAGCAACACGGAAGGATATACGATTCATTGTTGGGATGAAAACTCTCAAACCGGACTACAACTTGACGGCATTTCACCACTCTCTAATCAAACATACGACTACTTCGTTCTTTTACATTCAGATGATTTATTGCAACACCATTTTGCAAAAATCACAGAAATAAAGCAAGACGAAGTATCCGGGGACCGTTTCGACTTTGAGCCAAGACTGGGTAAGCAAATACCTAAAGATACAAAGTTTATGGTTTTTCGTGGCCCTTTGAAAACAGAGACTTCTATCGTTGCGCTTTCTATTGGTATCAAAAATGAAAATATTACTTCTGGTTCTTCTACATACAAATACGATAAATCCTATACTTGTGCTAGACCTCTTTTCTATTTTTATTCAGAAAGATTAGATAAAGAAAATGAATTAGACCATAATACAAAATATTTCATTAAATATATTGATGCTACACCCGCAACAACAATTACTCCTAATATAAACAACGCCTTCGTCACTACGACAGATTTTTCAAAACGAATTATTGATTACAGTAAATACACAATGAAAGCCGTTCTTGTGGATAAATTGAGAGATTTAGATGACCCTACAGAAAATGCAATAACTTCCAGCGAAGGATTTACTTTGCCTTCTAATGATTTTACAGATTACAGTAAATGTTTCTTTAACGCAAGAAGAGATGCAAACGATGTTTACGACCAAACCGATGCGTCAACTTTAGCGTTGACTGGACCCTCTCGTTATGCACATTATTCTTTTTCCCCAGAGAAGGCCAACACGAATTTCACCTTAGCGGATTTTAATGTGTTTGAATCTGTTGGTTCAAAGGGCGGCTATGCGGAAGTGAAACTCATTGACACTCAACGCATACTCCCTTCTAAAATAAAGAAAGACGATTTATTGAGAATACGGCATCGCCTACACTCTGCGAACCTATCAGAGTTTTTCCCGCTAAAGGCTACCATATCTTCTCAATCTGGGACAAACTTTGTATTCAATACAGAGTACGATTTGTCCACACTCTTAGCGGAAGGAGATGAGGTCAAAATTGCTGATAGAATCTACATCATCGCTTCAACAGGAAGCGCCATAGGTTCCTTTTCTTCCAACCAACAAACTATTGTTATGACCACATCTACTCGTTTGGAGTCTTCAAATATTTTTGCGGCTACTAGCCTTACAGGAATAACAAACTCGGGAGATAGATTATTTAGAAGAGCGTGGAGTCAATCAAAAGGAAATCTTTTGACGACCTTTAAAATCATAGAAAACCGACATCACAATGTAAAAGTCATTTTCAACGATTTAGTGGAAGCAAGCGTTTCTTCGTCCAACGCTACAACAAAAACTCTGTCTCTCTCCTTTGATGATTCGCTTTATGAGTCTGAATCTAGTATAGGGTTTATTGAGGGAGCCTATTCAATAGAAATTGAAAGGTTTGAAGGAACGATAGAACAAATAAATACCGAAAGAGAGTTTGGTCAAAACTTCATGAAGTTGTTTGGTCGTAGCACTTATTCTAAACTCATATCTCCAATAATAACTAAAAATTTCTTGCATTCAAAGGACATGATTTATTCATCACACAGTCCACATAAATTAGGGGTTTTTTGTGGGACATCTAACACAGTTTTATTCTCCTCAAACACTCTAACTTTGGCTTCTGTAGCCTCTGCTCCAGAAGTGGGAGATGAAATATTCGTTTATTATAGTAACCTAAATTTCTCGTATGCAGGAAGAGTCCAAGCCTACAATTCTTCAACTAAGGTCGTTACTTTAGAGGGTAAATCTTTGGCTACAACTGGAAAATTGACTCTAGGTTCTAGCGTTGCTCACACTACTTTCAATATATACAAAACAAACACCAAGCCATATGTTTTCAATAAAGCACTCACTTCAAACAATAGGTTAGAAGAAACTACAACAAGTCTTGTTGGAGCATCTGAAAAAGGGATATTTTTTGAGTCGGGTCTGGACCTTTCTGATAATTCCAGCCTGATAAAAACGAGTAAATCCACCGATGATAAAGCAATAGGATACCATCTACACAATGTTTCAAACATTGATAAGGACAATGATTTCCAAGCCGAATTAAGCGATGGGGCTTCATCGCCAAGTTTAGCGAACTTCAATACAGTGAACAGTTTGATTGATTTCACAGTTGTTTCACAAAGCACAAAGGACGGTAAAACACTTATTGAGTTAGCGCCTTACATACCTGTTTCATTAGGTAGATTGGATTTTAACGATGCAGATAGCACAGATTTAGATTTGGAATTAGTTGGCCAAACAGTAGGGACTGTGACTACGGCTTCTGAGCGTAGATACATTGAAGTCACTTCTTTCGGAAACTCTCCGTCCGAAGGAGACCCGATTTATATTAGACCCAGCATCAGTGACGAAGGTGTTTTTGTAGGCTATATTACGCAGATAACAAAGCCTAGCACAAGCACCAATTACAGAATATATGTGGATAGGGTAGTTTCTCATGGCGCATCAGAAAGAGTAGAAAGACTTGACGATTTCAGCCCTTTATCTGGACAAAACTACCAAGAGAAATACACTCAGGACTTGTATCTCGTGAACGGGGAACACTTGCATGGGGGTAAATTTGTTTCACTCTTACATCCTTTGTTCACTTCTAATGATTTGCCAGCCACTTTCAATACTTACACGGCGCAAAGGTCGCAAAGCACAACTACAACAGAAAGATATGGAACACCTCAATACAGAATAATGCACTTGGAAAAGGGTGTTTTTGATTTCACCTCTTTAGCAATAACCGATATAGCATTAAAGTTTGGTAATTTCTATGAGGGTGGTAGCAAAATCAAATATTATGCTTCTTGTTACAAAGTAAACCCAATCAAGCATTTTACCTCATCAATCTATTATGACGGAACGATTGGTAGGAAGTTCACATTTAGCAACAGCAACCATTTGCCTATTGAAATGAGAGGAAACTTCCCTGCGGGTGGCTCCTTGTTCTTTGATTACAATGTTTACGAATCAGGACATACTAAACCAGTGATTGTAGATGTCCATCCTCCTACGATAAGCGAAGAAGTAAAGAAGTCAAAATATGTCTCTAAAGATTACCTAGAACAATTTGACGCAAAATCTAGAAGATTGTTTTTGTTTTCTACAAGTGATTTAACGCCTTACTCTAAAAGAAGAACGGATAGTCTCCTTTCAACATCTGTGTTAACAGATAAAGAGGATTTGAAAAAATACAAAGTAATGTTGCTCACTGCTCCTGTAGAGGGGGCTACTTCAGAGAATCAATCAAAATATTCTTCAAATGGTTCAGCAATCAAATACACTGATGAAAACTACATTGATTGTTCAATCAGCGAGGTAGATAAGAACCCGGCTTCACTTAAGGCAGGGGCTATTATGAGACTAACAGAAGTGGTTTTTGATTTTGCTTTTAATCAATTTAACCCTGAAAAACCCCCTAAAAAATCTAGAAGTATTCCTTCTCTTATCTACCAATATCATTCTATTGCCGCAGTGACAGATAGCGGGGGGTCAAATGTTTCAGTAAGTAGTTATGGTTCGTCCAACATTACTTTGAGTGCGAGCGTTACACTAAGCGATAACGACCTTCTCGTAGATGCTAACGGTAAATTGATAGGTGTTGTAAATGGAAACCAAACGGGTTCTACCATAACTCTTGATGAAGACCCGATACCTACAAACAGCGGCTCTGCTTATACCGGAGTTCTTCATAAAGCAACAACCAAAAAGACCACAATTAAGGGTCATGGGGAGAAAGATTCTTTCTTGCGGTTTGAAGAAGGGATTACTTTCCACAAAGGAACAATTCATAACGATACTTACAGGCCTGAGTCTTCACCATTTACGATATTTGGACATGCCTTGGACAGTCCGGCTGGAACAACAACACATACCAATTCTTTCTCTAATCTGATTTTGCCAATAAGTTTTAACGATAATGACAGAATAGGAAATAATATATCGGGCCATCCTAGTAGATTATTGAAGAAAATAGATGCTTTGACGGATAACACCAATTCCAGTCCAGATGATGGGTTCAAAGATTCTTTGACCGGATTTATTTTTGATAGGTACAATATAGAATCGGGAAATAGAGGAGGATTTCAACTTTCAAAGGGGACTGTTTTCCCCAATAACGACAACACTCATTTGAGAAAATATTCAAACAACATCACTACCTTGAACATGGGGCTAAGTCGTCAATTTATGACTCACGATGGACCAAGTGGTGGCAGTAGGACCGCCACTTCTTCAGATGGAGAAGGCGTCTTTATGGGATTCAAAGCAAGAATAGAATTGGATACTTCACAATCGAACATAACTAGAGAAGATAATGTCGGACCCGGAAACAAGTCAATTTATTTTTATCGCATAACTAACTCTGAAATTTTGGATTTCATTTCTGATTTAACAGGTTGCTACTTGGTTTCTGAAGCAGGGCTTGAATACGAAACTGGAACAGCAACAGGAGCAAGCGGTTCTGTGGGCGGAATAAACAACACGATGCCCAATAAGATAGGTTATGTTCTAAGTCATGAAATAGAAACAGATAACACTACATTGACGCATATTATTCAAGTTGATTCTGATTTGACAAATGGATTTTATCGGGTGATGCAACCCAACGAAACTACATTCTACGATTTCACGCCAAATAGAATCAAATTGAATGTTATGTCTAGTGAATACACTAAGGTTGCCTACGAGAACAAAACATACGACGGTATGAGAGATTACTCCTTAGCATATGGAACCGGAGGAAGAGATAGTCCTATTTCTACAAACGCTGGAAACAATGAAGCCGTTCTTTCAATGTATGTAGTGGTTGACCCTGATAAACAAGATTCAAATGTCACTCAAGAAAAGGATGAAGTTGTTGCTAGAAACCATTTTTTCGCATTCACTACTTTTAATGAGTTTCCATTTAGAAATGAAGTAGATTTTTCAGCCTGTATTTCTGATGGTATAAACACCCATAAATCTCCTATAAACATGAAGATTTTAGGCACAAATTTAGGTAGTTATCTAGAAATAGGTGAAATGAAAGAGAAGCACGGTGTAGTCTCCATATCTGAAACCTTTACCATAACTACTCCACAAAACATTACCAACACCGCTAAAAGGGCGATGATAGGCTCAGTTGTGAACATAAGTCATGAAGCCGACGACATCGTAAATGACTTATTAGAATCAAACGACATAGAGCATGAGATACCTGATTCAACTTATCCTTTATTTTTAGCACCCAATTTCAAGAGTGTGGATTTGTTCTCTGCTGTAAATTATGTCTTGAACAGAAAGGATAGAGATTTGATATTTGAAGACAGCAGTTTCAAGGTCAAAGAATCCGATGATGCAGACTTGCACCCTTCTCTTTTCATATCAGATAGAAATCAAAAAATACAAATTAAAGACTTCAAGAAATCTTCCGGGTTGTTTGATTTCTACAATGAAATTATCGTTTACGGGGCATCGCATGTTTCTGAAAAAAGAAACCTCCGTAGTATCCAAAGGATTGGGAAAAAGACCTTAGAGGTAGAGGACCCTAGCATTTTCACTCAAGAAGATGTTGACGAAAAGGCCATTGAACTTCTAAGGCTTCATTCTAAATTGAATGAAAAGGTCAGTGTAGAGTTGGGTCATAGCGGTCTAAGCCAATTGCGAGCCGGGGATACTATATCACTTGAACTCGTTCAAGAAAATGTTCCGAAAAATGAATATCAAATACTGGAAATGGAGCATCGCATTGATGGCTTCGTCAAGTTGGAACTTGGTAGGTTTTCAAAGGGAATGGAAGACAGGTTCGCAGAACTTCTCATATCAACAAATGCAAACAGAGCGAATCTCCGGTCAAAAGAGTTATCCAGACCAAACGAAAATGCATCCCTTTTAGACCTCGTTTCGCTGAGAGAGAGAAAACTTATGGTCCAAAAGAGAGAATCCTCAGCAACGACTAATAAGATTGGATTCGTCCGAACAATTGGGTTTAGCGCCCCACTGTCAACGGGGACAATCACAACGACTACGGTTAGGGAGGTGGACTTTTGATTACCGATGCGGCAAGACAAGACATGGCAACTCATCTCAAAACAACCTACACAAAGGCTAGAATCGGGGTAGGGGGAAACAACGGTAGCCCTACCTCTACGAATCTAGATGTCCCAATATTTGATGTCTCAACCATTGTCTCTTCCAAATCTGATGAGAATGTAGTGGACTTCAAATTCACAGTGGCCGGAGCATCTATTGCCGGATACACGATACGAGAGTTGGGTATTTTCAACTCAGACTTTAGCAAAATGTTGACAAGAATAAATTTTGAAGGGATTGGGCCATTCTCTACAGAGGATGTAGATTTCTTCGTGACTTTGGAGGTTGAATAATGACAAGCAGTGCAAACAACAGAGGATTTAGCAGAATGGGCGTTGACCCTACAGTGAGTGGACTTGTAGATGGAACAGATTTCCCGCACAGCGCACTGTTTCACGCCTTGAATATCGCTACGCAAGGAAACTATGCTGTCATTGAAGGAAACGATTTTGACATCACACAAAGCGATTCTGGAGGTAAAACTCAGTTTGCTGTAGCGGCAGGAAGAGTTGTACGAGAGGGTGCTCTCCAAGCGGCAGTATCCACTGCAAACTTTACACAAGGAACGCCTTCTTCTTTTGAGGAACCAACTTCAGGATTTGCCTACTATCTTCTTGTTGTAAACTCTTCAAACGCTCTCGCCTTGAAAGACAACGGAGGGACGATTATTACTGATACGGTCCCCAACCCTGCTACGACGGATATTCCCATCGCTGTTATTCGATTGGGTGCTGGAGAAACCACTACACAGAGACACATTCAATTTTTGACTACTACTAAAACTTCTAACTCTCTGAGCATCGCAAGAAATAATTCAGGAGTTTATACTGAAATGGGTACGATTTCTTCGGATGCAGATAGTATAGACATAGCCACAACGAATTCAAATGCCGACATTAATTTGACGCCACACGGAACAGGTGATGTCAAAATAGGAACACTACCGATTGACGGGGACCAAACCGTTGGCTCAGGACAAGATGGATATGTCTTAACTTACACTCATTCAAACGCAAAAGCGGCATTGGCTGTTTTACCAACTTCAGGTTTAGCAAATGTGGTAGAAGACACCTCTCCGCAATTAGGTGGTAATTTGGATGTTCAAACAAATTCAATTGTTTCTACATCTAATCGAGACATTAACATATCTCCAAATGGAACAGGAAAGGTCGTAATATCAAGCGATATTCAAACTAGTGGTGTTCAATACAACCAGTTTCAAGATTTATCAGACGATATAGCAACCGGCTTTCATACGATTGCTCATATTGACGGGTGGAACGGCGCAGGTAGTCATGGTTCATCAGCAAACCAAAAACAAAGAGGTATAGGAAAATTTTTCATTAGGAATACAGATTCTTCAAGACATCAAAGCATTATTTTAACAGCCAGCCATTTGTTTGGTGCAGGAAATGGAAATGGCATAAGTGTTGAACATGTTAGTCATTTTTCCACAGTTGGTATTTCTTCGGTAAGAATTAAAGAAGCATCTACTTATGATGGGGCAGTTCTGCAAATACAAATAGCAGATGCAACAAATAATATTGAGGTTTTTCTTAAAAATAACTTTCAAGATGATGGTTGGGTTTTGAATGACGCTGTGGCAGATTCAGATAACACCGGACACAATAATTTAGGTGTTGGTAGTGCTAACGACTACTCATCATTTTCTGCTACCGCTACAACCGACCTCACCGCAATAAGTGGTAATGGGCAACATCTTTCTGGATTGTTGAGTGTTGGAACTATTCGGACAGTTGGAGAAATAGAAATCAACGGCAATCTAAACCACGATGGTTCAAATGTCGGATTTTATGGCGTCACTCCTACTACAAGGGGGGCTGTAGGTAATTTAGGCTCAAGCACTATTGGTTCAAGACCTGCCGACGACCCCTCTTTGCCGCCGGGATTTGAGCCGAGCGCCGGGGCTTACCTTCAAACTCTAGAGGATGAAATAGGATTCCTTAGAACTAAAGTGGACTTGTTGATAGATAAATTGCAATTGACGGGTCTAATCTCTTGATGCTCTTAGTCGGATTTCAGTAAAGTTTATTTTCTACACCGGACTGGTCCACTCATGAGTCTTTGGGTTTTATTTTGGGCCTCCTTTGTTGTTGGTTTTGCAGTTATTTGGTTCTCAAGCCCTTCTTCCCAAGACTCTTTCATTATCTTTGACAGCCCGGAAGAGTTGGATGAAATGTGCTGGAGTGGCCTACGGAGAGGGCCACAATGAAAGTGAAGATTGTAGAAGTCTCCCCGAGAGACGGACTACAATCTATGAAACAGATAGTACCTACAGAAATGAAAAGGAAATTAATTTCTTCTTTGTATTCTGCTGGCTTTGACGAAATAGAAGAAGTCAGTTTTGCAAATCCTAAACTCCTTCCGCAAATGGCAGATGCAGAAGAAGTCTACATGAAAGGCTCTGCTCTTGTTATGAATAAAAGAGGATACGACAGAGCCAAGAAACTGGGCGTTGATAAAATAAACATCGTATTTTCTCCTTGTGAAGAATTCAATATGAAGAACATGGGTAAAACGAGAAGCGAAATTGTTCTCATGTATAAGACATTCATGGATAAAGTACCTAAAGAAAATGTGCGAGTTTACATTTCTATGGCTTTCGGAAGTCCATACTCAGGAGAGTTTTCAAGAAGAAAAATAGAATCCTGTGTTAGAGATGCTAGAATGTTTGGTAATACAGTTGTATTTTGTGATACTGTGGGAGTGGGTATTCGCCAAGATGTTGAAATGTTTGCCGATATTTCTAAACAAATGGGAGTTAAACCCGCCCTACACCTACACCACAGAGGGAGAGAGGAGCCAGCAATTTCCCTTGTTAAAACTGCATTGTTTCATGGAATACACGAATTTGATACGAGTCTCAGAGGTTTAGGAGGATGCCCATTTGCCGAATTGAGCGGTCAGAATCTATCCACTGAAACACTCATTACACATCTAGAAGCGTGGGGTTTTGATTGTGGGATTCCTAGTGAGGCTCTTAAAGAACCTACTAAAATCAGTGCGGAGATACAAAAATTTGCATTAAAAAATCCGGGCCGTGAAATCGTCTGTTAAGACGATAACACGACCCTTCATTTCCATATGCCTCCACAATTACGACATTCCCAAAGTTTGACTGTATCATCGCTACCGATGTAAAAACCTTGGATTCTTATTGCGATGGTTCTAGCATCACAATAAGGACAGGCCTTTTTCAAACTCATTTTCTCTCTTCCCTGCTGTGCAGAAGTCTCTTCATGTAATCCTCAACGGATTGTTCAGTCAGTTTAGAACCGCCGAACGCCGCAAAGAAAAGAAGGACAGTTGCCAAGACAAAGAAAAGTAATCCAATCCATTCCCAAGTAGACATCACCAATCAACCTCCAAATCTACAAATTTTTCTTTTTCAACAGAGAACGCTTTTACGAACCCATTCTCTTTTCCATGCATCCAAACATCGTAAACAATTTTTGTATCCTTCATGCAATATTCAACCACCTTATCGTATTCTCCCATTTTCCATAATCTAGGTGCATCAGCACTTTCCATCGTTTTACTTTCGTTAAGAGTGTTTACCCCTAGATTTTGCAAGGGGAATCGTTCCCCGTGTTCTTTAACTAATATTCTACTAGTATCAATGTATTTCTTTTGGTTCAGATATTTATTGATGCAATAGATGTCCATAGCGTCCTTGAGAATCGCTAAATCAAATGAAGCGATGTTGTGGCCAAGAAGGTAGCCGCCGGACTCAAAGTGTTTATCCAAGTCATATTTCAACTCTCTAAGAGATTTGATGATGTGTCCTGATTTTGCGAAGGAGTCTAGAGGTTCGTCAACATAGACTGTTCCTCTTTGTCCATCCCAAGTTGCTACAGTGGATACTTGGAACATGTGAGTGTTCCCAAAGCCACCTATTTCATGAGACATGTTTTTTGTCTCAATGTCAAGAGCAAGAACATTCATGCCATCACTTCTTTTTGCCGTTTTCGTTTACCCAAGCGTCCTCAATTTTTTGGGTGGTTTCATCCACCGTCAAAACGGGTTCATCCACTCTACGCTTAAGGAAGGCTACAATCTTCGTGTTGGCAACGGTGAGCATTGAACAGCACTCCCAGCCTTCTTCTCCGTAGGTGTTTAACGATTCAATGATAACCTTCGGTCCATGTGTTGCTTGAAAAATAATGAATTTGTTTTCCCACTTTGCCATCTTACTCACCCTTTAGTCGCACGAATGCTTTCTTGTCAATCTTCTTCTCCTCAAAGTTGCTTGAAATTTTCTTGTAGTGGCGATACACGATTGCCTGTTTTCGCTTTGAAATCTCCATTATTTTATTGAGGAATTCTTTTTTCGGGACATACCCCTCTTCGTTTTTCTCAAGTTGTTCGTAGGCTTTCATGATTGAACCGTTCATCGTCGCATTCAGTGCCTCTGTTCTGCCTTGTTGCAGGGTCAATTCTAACCACTCTATCAATGATTTATAGCAGTTACGGACGATAAAAGCCGCTTGGTTGACATTCCTAGCATTGACAACAAACCTTTCTTCTTCTTTCTTGATTGAGTTTGCCTCTGCAACACAGCAAAGGATTGAAATTTTACCAAGCAAGCCAAGCCACCGTGTTTGGAAATTTTTCACAATGTCCCTGATTGTACCAACGGTTGAATGGCTCCAAGCATCCATATCATCAAGACGCATCATCAAAGCATCTTTGAAGTTGGGTGCAAAGCGAATGGTGTAGCGAGCATCAGCCTTTCCTGTAGAGTTTCTAGGGTCTTGTGATGTCTGTTCAAATCGTTTCTTCGTTGTTTGATACACTTTGAAAAGAGCATTAGAAAAACGGTCAATCGGTAAGTCCGACTCTTCAATTTCACCGAAGTTATCAACAATCGTTTCACGGATTTTTCTTTGTTTCTCTTCGGGAACAAACTTCACAAGAACCAAAGCCCGTTGGAAAAGACCCGTATTGACAATGGCCTTATCCAAGTTTTCGGGGTGAAAGGTTGTCGCCAAAATAGAACGCTGTGAGCGGCACTCTACTTTTGGCCCTTCCTTCAATTTCTTGGTAATAATCCAAGAAGACCCACAAAGACTGTTGCATAGCGTGTTCAAATAAGTGACGATACCCTCTTTGTGTTGAGTTTGCTTGAAGATACCGGAGTTAGAAAACTCATCCCAGCGAGCAAGTCCGTGGCCGTCCAATTCTCCCTTGATGTGATTCCAACGAGTCCTCCCGTCTTCATCAATGAAGGGGTCTTGATAACCAATAAGTGCGGCGTCCGTGTATTCTACAACATCGAAATTGTCGTATTGTTGTAGAGGTATACTCATCGGTGATTCATGCTCCTCCAATTCTTGGTTGGTTTCACGCTGTATTCTTTGAATTTCTTCTCTCGGGAGATACTTTTCTTCGGAGTTAATTTTGCTCCAAAGAGATTCTGATACTGGGATAACAAAGTCCATAATAGCAGTTTTTCCGGTTCCTGAGTTTTGAATCCAAACAAAATGAAGTCTAGAATCATCGCTCGACTTTCCTCTTGGGATATGCACGAAGTCCTTCACTGCTTGACCTAGCAAAACAAGACATGTAAGGGCCGCTGGAACATCGTTGTATTTGGAATACTTGAGCGATTCCTGCATCCATTCCTTAATCAAAGCAGGCAACTTGGTTCCTTCTTTGGTTTCGTTTTCTTCAATTATTTCTTCTTCTTCATTCATATTTTCACTTTCCTTTCATTGTAAAGAACATCCAATAACATGGATGCTGTTTTTTCTCCAATCCCTTCTATTTTCATCAGGTCTTGTTTGGAGTGCATTCCGATTTCCTGTATGGAACCGAATTTGTTGAGTAGCAGTTTTGCTTTTTTGTTGGATATGCCTTTGATAGTGCAAAGAACATCCACCCGTAAATCATCAGTAGCCACTCTTTTGATGATTTCGGGGCTTGGTATTTTTCTGTTAAGAGGCTTCACTTTGCAGAAACTAGCAATAATTTCTGCGGCTTGGTTTTCATCTTCAAGCCACATAACCTGCGTATCTGTATCTAGAGAGATAGTAGCGATGGCTCCTATGAATTTGTTGTGCAAAACCAACGCTCTACCTTGTGGGGACATTTTCGTTTTAGAATTCTCAAGGACTGTAGCAACCGCTTCTGTAATGCTACCGTATACGATAACAAAATTGTGTTTGTAGTTTCTGTCCATGTTGTCTATTTGGTTCCAAATTCTCTTGTTCATTACCGAGGCCAAGAAGTCCACGCTGGATTTTGCTTCAAAACACATGTCGCCAAAAACATAGTCCCCAACCTCTATCCACCGTTTTTCCCACGGAACACCCATTTTGTTGCACAACAAAACAAGCCTTCCGAACAGTTTTGACCTGTCCCCTTCCCTACTGTCAATGATTAGCATTTCAATCTGTCCATGTCAGTAGGCTTCGGTATTTAAACGAGGTGAGCAAATTCACTGGATAGTAGTCTCGCATTTTGGCGATAAACAAACTAACCAACCACGGGGGCCATTCTTCCGGAAACTCACTTCCCTCATCAGAGAATGATTTTGGAGAATAAATAAACTCGCCCATGTAGAGGGGGTATCTTCTCCACACCACACGATGTCCTTCTTTCTTTACCTCCCACCCATCTACATTCATTAGGGTGTCAGGTTCGGGGTGTTTTTCATAAGGGTCGTCGTCGTAGTAAGACGGGGCGCAAATCATTTTATTCCATCCTTGTTTATTCCATCTCATTTTGATTCCTCCATGATTCGTAGGGTCTTTCTTGCTTCTACTTCGTGTTTTTCGCACAGTCCTCCCTCATCAAAACACTGGGGGCACTGCGATATATCTTCTACTTCTTCCATCGGTATATCTGTTAATGCTACTAGAATTTTTATTGTGAGGGCTTGGAGTGATGCTATTCTTCCATAATGGAATTGTGCATTGTCATAAATTGACATAAGCCCTCCCAAAATAAGCAAGAGTAGCAAGGACAGAATAGTTGCTATTACGATTTCAAATAGCATGTAAATCACTCGCTGGTTGTAAAAGTAAACATATGTTCACAAGAATTGCAAACTAATGTCTTAACATTCGTATATTCTTTAGAAGACTTTTCTTTTTTTACTGTTAGAAAGACTTTGAAAAGTCCTCTCGGCTCTTTGCATTTCGGGCAAATAATTTTTTTTCTTTCATTCATTTTTTTCACTTCCTTTATCTAAATAGTCAGGGTATCTCCAACACTTACCAACACAATACCCCTCGGGTATCAACTTTGTTTTACAGTTTGGAGTTTTGTAGTTGTTGAAAACGGTAAACTTGGCGTGTTTTCTCGTTGTCGCTTTGTCCCAATCAAGCCACACCCCATCAATCTCAGCGATTTTTTCAATCTCTTCAACCACCAAGTCTAGAACCTTGGTCTTCTGTTCTGTGGATTCAAGCATGGTCCTTTGGGAGAGTAGGTCTCTATACCAAGAAACAAGGTAGGCCCTCGCCATGTGGCTTGGATTCTCCACCATTATGGCGTTGTAGATGCAAGGGAGAAGAGGAAGAGACCCCTCAATCGGTGTGACTTTGACTTCCTCGCCCACATACTCAATGGGTGGCAAATCAGGCCATTTTACGAGGTTCAAGTTTTGCACTTTTCTCCCTCCGAGTCTAGGGGTGGAGGCCAATTTTTTGATTTCTTGAAGGCCTGATTTTAGGTCATTTTCAAATATCGGTATGCAGTAGTAAGGTATGCCATTTTCGTCAGAGGAAGAGAGGTTCACAGTGTTCGGCACTCTACGAAGTCTCGTGGCTTGCCCCACTCTATCATCCAAAGTAGATTCTTCAGGTAGCAAGGATTTTATTTGCCTATGGAATTCCTGTATATTGCGAATGTCGCCGGTCTCTTCCCCAAACACAAACATGTGGAATCCTTTTCCTGAGAAGAACATTGTGTATTGGTAATCGTTCTTATTTACAAACTCAACAACGATTTTCAAATCCTCTAAAGCCTGTTCTAGATTTCCTTCATGAGCGTCAAAATCAAGAAAGACTCTATCCAAAATAACCGAAGATTCAATTTTTGCAGTTTCAGCAAACTCGGCAAAATCGTAAACGCTCGTGTAAACATTGGTTCTGTTGTTTTGTGATTTCACAAAACTAATGTATTCACTCTTCGTCTTCACTATTTTTCTTTTCATTTGTGGGGCGTTCTTTATGTGACTTCCCGCCCACACTTCTCTCGGAAACTTCATTTGTATTACCTCCAAAATTAATTGTTGCATTTTCAAGCATGTTCTTTACGGTCTCTGCTATTTTTGCTTTAAGCGCAAACTTGACATTTTCTCTGAAGAAGTTTTCAATGCTGAAACCTACATATTCTTTAGCCACTTTCCTTTCTCTAACTAATTCAAATCGTTCAAGAAGAGTTAATTCATTGTAAATCTCTACAGATAAATTGTAAAGAGTATCGTTTAGATTTGTAATTTCATGGAATGACCAATTCCTTTCTAGAATTTTTTCTTTTATCTTTTCTTCGTACATAACTGAGCCTCACATTAACCAAGTTTCTTCATCACAAATAGGAAAGAAACTACAATGAGAACAAGTGGGAGCATAGAATTTTATTGGAAACTCTTTGTTTTCATAGGCGTAGATTAATCTAGCAATTGACCTAAACACGGAAGTTTTTGAAGCCTTAACGATTTTCTCAACGAAGAAGTGATTTGATATTGGATAATACCAAGCCCAATGAGATACAGGAATGCCTTCCTGTAGTCCATTCTTTTCTAGAACCGTTGGGGAACAATTTTCAATCATGATTTGGTAAAACGCCATTTCTTTTCTCATAGAAGTTTTCTTGTGGTCTTTCCAAGCGCCAGTTTTGAATTCCATTGGTATGTATCCAGATTCTTCTTGAAAGATTCGGTCAATGATTCCCTGAAGGTGAATCTTGTAGTCTCGTCTCAAAGGATATTTTGGGTCGGTGTTTGCTTCAATGACGATTTCACAATCAAACTTGCCCTCGTTGCATACGGGCAAAAACTCATCAATTTTACCCTCTCTTCTTGCGTCAACAAATCGTTGCGCTTCAAATACCGCCATGTGGGAATACTCATCAAAATATTCGTCAAGTGGAAAAAGTGATGAACAGTAATCAATCACTTCATCGGTGGTCATGTTTTCTGCTTTCTTGATGTCAAATGCGTTAAAGAAATCCTCTCGTGCATTGTGCATGATGGTTCCTTTTTTCATCGCTTCTGTTTGGTCAATGGGCCTACGCTCTACATACTGGAATTCGTATTTTTTCGGACACCAAAGATGAGTTGTAAGAGAGGACTTGGTGACTTTCAAAATCGGTTCACTCGGGTCCTCATAGTTTTCAGGCAACCACTGATAGGTGTATTCATCCATGCTGTTTATTTCTGCTTCGTATTTTTCTTCTGTATTCATTTTCATTCCTCCATTTCAATTAATTTTTGTAAGTAGATTGCTAAATCCATGGCTTCTTCTTGTGCATGAATTAACCACTCTTTTCTTGTTAAATTTTCTTTATCCATTGAAACGCCATATTTAGCCATTCCAATTTTTGCTCTGCCTAGTATTTTTTGACATACTGCTTGCTCTATTTTAGTCAAAACCATTCCTCCAATGCTTGTTTTTTGTTTTTTATTTGTAGTAAATCCCAGCCCATAGCCTCATACACAGGCTTGGCTTTCTTCAAAACTTGCTCTGCGTAGTGTTCATAGTCGGGCATGTATTCTCGCAATTCATCGTATGTTCTCCTAGCGATGTAGTTTCCTTCAATCTTCTTACCCGTAATCGGGTGAGTGTAGAAACCTACAGGTTCAACCTTGAGGAAAACATACGAGTCAATGTCTTCTGAGAGTAGTCCGTTTTGTATGCTGAACAAGATAGCGGCGTTCCCTTCTGAATAGGTGGGGTTTTTTCCTTCTTTGGTTGTAAAAGAAGTGCGGGGTTCACCGCACCTTGAACAATACAGACCTTGAATCAAATCTTCTCCGTTGCTTAAACGCAGTGCTGAAACCTGTTTCTTGCATTTGCACTTGAGAAGAAACTTGTCTTTGTCAAACCTTCTCCTCTTGATGAGACTTTCAAAATCCACATTTCCGTCCAGTGCCTCCTGATATTTTCTTCTCAAATGTGTATTGATTTCATCAAATGATTTTTGTTCAACCCACATTTTCAATACTTCTTGCTGTATTCCTTTAGCGAATTTCGTTTCAGAGATTTTTTTTGCTGAAAATCCTGTCATGGCAAACTTTGGTTCTTCAAGCCAAACTCCATCTAACCAAGAAACAAGTCCAGCATTTCTATTTTTTGTATTTCCTACTCCAAGAGAAGAATAAAATTTCTCAAATTCTAGGACTACGGGATGTTCTTCAAGACCCAAAACATTCGGAAACTTCTTTCTGACTTCTTCATTAATATTCTTGACTGCTTCTTGTGCTTTCTCTACAGAATCAATCTGAACATAAATAGAATCAGTATGGCCGTAAACTACCTTCATGACTATTCCTCCAAAGTTTGATTTGAGAAATCATAAATTGATGTGGGTTTTTTCTTTAACTCTCTTAAAAAAATAAAGAAAGTTAGGCATGCTAAAAATAGCCAGATGTAAAAGGACTCTTCAAGATAGTTATCTAAATACCACTCACTGAATTCTTGAAAATTCATTCTTCATTCCCCCTACCCAACAACATATCAGTCAACCTACGGGGAATAACCACTTCTGAATTACAAGCATCGCAACACCTTCCGTTGTTTACAGGCTGGGCGTTATGGCCTTTATCCCAATACATTTTTCCGTTGTGATAGTGCTTATCAATTTCATTTCCACAAATACTGCATTTCATATTTTCATCTCCTTAGCGACTCTAGCCGCTTCACGAATAGCCTCTCTAGCACTTGCTGTTATGCTAGCCGCTAGTTTTGAATCTGCCCATCCGAAGCCCTTGAAGGCGAGGATGCCATAGAAAGAAGCCATGAGCCTCTTCACGGCCATTTGGTTGTTGTTCCACTTCACGACATCATCCTCCAAACCGTTCTCTCGGGCCTTCTTCATTTCGGCTTTGTAGTCGTTCCTCAAGGACTTCAATTCAAGAATGGAGCGAGGGAGTAGCCCCAACTCATCCGTCTTGAAGTAAACCATGTCCTCTGTGTAGCCCTCGGGCACGGGCTGGAGATTTTGAGGTGTGTTCAAATCTGCCCCGAACAAGGTGGGTGTTTCGCTGACGGTTTCAAAACTGATGTTCCGGGCCACTATCATGGAAGGATAGAGGCCAGCAAAGTCAAAGGCCGCTACATTCAGATGCAATCCGTTGGTTCCTCCTTCTTTCAGAGGATGGTAAATCATAGCACCTGAATACGAAAGGGAAGCACCACACCTTTTGCAATTCTTCAATTGTTTGTCTTTGGGATTCTCAAATCCACATGCTTCACACTTCTTCGTTTTCAGTCTAACTCCTGTCTTACATTTCCAAGAAGCATTACGCATAAAGTAAATAGAACCCATGTGTGAAGCAAAAAAGCAGGATTCAAACGGAGCCTTTAGCAATCTTTGTAGCGCAATAATAGCCTCACTACAATGGTTCTCTTCGTCAATTCTACGGAGCAATTCAACATCGGTAATCGTATATTGCAGATACGATTCTTTGTCTTCCAGCCAAGCCCTAGAGTAGAACTCGTTTGGGTCAGTAAACTTTGTTTCAATGTGCTTACCTTCTCCAAAAAGAGTCTTTGAAACGAAGTCTAGTGCTAGACTAGGCAAGGTTCCTCTCTGTGCATCGTTCCATTGTCGCTCAAAAGCAACATCAAGGTTGAGCATTAGCATACCTTTAACGGGCTGTGAAATTTGAGAATATCCATTTTGTTTAGAAAAAGACAACTCCCCTTCCATATCTTCTTTGACGCCTTCAATGATTCCCATAGGAGAGATTACTCTTGGGTCAATGTTGTTAGAAATACAGCGGCTCAACAATTTGGGTAAGTCAAACTTAAGGCCAAACCAAGCAATCATCATGTCAGGTTTTTCTTTCGTTAGGTATTGAATGAAGTCGGCTAGCATTTTTGCTTCGCTTTCAGCGTACTGCAAAGTGCATAGATAGTCTTCCACAATAGGAGTATCAATCAGTTCAAAGGATTCTTCAGGATACCAAACCCAAGTGAGAAACTCTTTCGTTTCATTGTTGTAAAGGCCAATAGATGTAACCTTGCCGTCGTGTTCTCCACCTTGTTGCCATTCCATGTCCCAATAAAATTTCTTGAGTTTGTAGTTTGGCATGTCGTTGATGTTGTCCACAGCATAGCGATTGACAACCGATACATCGGCTTCGTAGGTCATGTCTCCATTCGTTGGATGAATAAACGGCTTCTTCGCATCATCAACATGGCGAGGTAATTCGTAGTAAACTTTCTTCAACTTCTTCCCATCAATGCTATACCATTCTCCTTTTTCGTAAGAAAGGTATCTACTCATAAACCCTACTCTGTAGAATTTTACTTCTTTATACGAAGCGGGAATGAAAAAATAGGGGCGATGTTCATCTTCTTCAATCACCAACTCCCCGTTTTCGTTTCTCCAAGATTTGTATATTTGATTTTCATTGTTAGCAATTATCATGGTTCACCCTCAATCAATTCTAGGGGCACGGATGAGAATACGGTTGTTTGAACAAGCAAATACTGGGGACTCGTCCTTCAAGAAAAGCCAAAACGGTTCGTTGAAGAATTTGTAAATTGGTGCTGAGATTTCAACGATACTATCATCACCGTACCAAACCAATGGCTGGATATGCTTCGTAAAGTGTTGAGAATTAGAATCTGCGCTAATTGCTAATCCGTCTGTTTCATTATAACTTAACTTAAATCCCGTTCCAATTCTTTCAGCCATTTTTACTGCGCTTGCGAATGGTTCATTGTCCATCTTTAGAGCCGTTTCAAAGACAGTTTTTCCAAAAGAAGGGAGAATATCTTGGTCAAAATAACCTTGAATGTCGCTTGATAATGGCATAGAATTTTTCTTAACCATGTCAATGGACGACTCATACGGATGTTCGGTCATGAGAGAGATTGTGAGTTCAGTATTCCCGCCGAAGAGATAGAGTCTACCTTTTTGTGTTTGAAAAGTAATGGTCTCTCCGAAACCTTTCAAGAAACCATTCGTATTGGCAGTATCAAAAACAATTTTGGTATTCAATAACAACATATCTGTATTGCCAACAGGTGTTGCTGGAATAGAACACATAGTAATTGTAGACATATCGGCGTTCCAAACATTCAAGACATATCCCAAGTCCCTTTGAATTGCTTCAAGACAGATATATTGTCCGAGGTCTCCGCTCTTATTGTAATACTTACCCTTCAACATACAGTCTTCTACTGCCTGCCTAAACTCTTTTGCATCTACTCTAAAATTCAAATTTTCATCTCCGCAAGTTCTAGAATACCGTCCCACTTAACTTCACCTTCATTTCCAAAGGTACAGAATGGGATTTTTTTACCGACCATTTTAGGGAAGTATTTGCTACTTTTGATTGTAGCCACATACTGAGAACCTTTGATTGTCATACGCTGATTTGTTCGGATAACTGTATGCAGTTTAGAATCTACTCGGTTCCAAATCGCCTTTGCCGGTTCGTCTCTAAACGGTTCTTTTGTGTGTGTGATAAACAAGCGGTGGCATTCAAGAGAAATGGCTTCACCAATAACAGTCTTGAAAGGATTGTTTCTCTGATGCCATTCCTGTTGCTTTTGTGGTTTGTAGGGGCGCATCCTTGAGTTTTCCATCCCAGTCATGTAAGTGGTGCAATCGTCAAGCCAAGAATCTACGCCGTCCCAAACAAAGAGAATGGGTTCTTCGCTACCTTCAATTTGCTTTCGCACATGGGCGATGAAGGTCCTAATGTTTCCTTGTGTTTTGTAAGGGTCGGAGTCTCCATTTTCGTCCTTAGCGTTGGGATTGTAAATCACAATCCGATTCGTGGAGTTGTGATTGGTTTTCCAAGTAGGGACCGCTCCGACATCACAATCCAAATAGAAGGTCTTGAGGTTCGTGTCCATCGCTAATCCGGACTTACCCGTTTTTGCCTCGCCTTCAATGCCTGCTAGAAGCAAATGCTTCTGAGACATGTATTCTTGTTGTTGTGCTTTTAGGATTGCGTCAAATCCTTCTAACTTAATTTCTGTTTCTTCTTTTTTATTCATATTCTTCACCTTCATTTGCTTTTTTCCATTCTTCTTTCAACTCTTCCAAAAGACTTTGTGTGCTTAAAATGAGCCTAACTTCTTTTGTTCCGATGTGCAATTTCACATGGTAGTTTTGGTCCTCCCAGTTTTGCTTGAGAGTTATGAAATTGACTCTTCTCAAATCTACTACCCACTTATCGTCGCAAGAGAGAAAATGTCCATCGTATTCCAACATTTACTCATCTCCTTTAGCGACAGAATACTGGAAGTAATTGTCCATATCCGCCTGCCAACTTCTGTACGACTTAAGAAATTCATTGTAGTCTTCTAAATCACACTCTTCAATTATTTTATCTTGGGCAGAAGAATGTATTTTTACAAGCACTCTTGTTTTATGTTCTCTAAATTCCCAAGAAATATGTTGTATGTTTTTGTAGCGAATAAACGCTCTTGTTGTCTGTATTGCTGTTCTTAAAATAATCATTGTATCACCTTGAATGGATAGGGCCTCGCACCCATCCGAGCATCAGTTTCCCCTTGACCCATGCTTACGCCAATGAGAAGGAATAGGAGGCAACCGAACTCCTACCCTTGGGAAAGGTGACCAGTATCAAAACCAGTCCAAGTCTTCCTCCGTCGCCTGCTCAATTTCAACGACTTGACCACGGCGTTCTTTGACAAACATACCGCTCACATTTATCGTGACGGGTTGTAGTCCTTCGTCCGTTTCTCGCTGAGAGGTTCGCCCTACAACAGTGACGGTTGAACCGATTCCGAAGTCAATTTCAATGTCTTCGGGAATCCAACAAGTGACCATACCCTCTTCCTCGTAATCAAACTCCGCCGTGAGGTCGGTAATGTTGATGATACGATTTCCGTTAGCGGTAGGAGTCATGTTGATGTTGCACACTGTTCCGTTTGTAATCACGAATCGGTCTGCCGCTGGCTTGTCCATCATGGTAGAGTGTGCTTCTTGTAGATTGCCAAGGTACACAACATGGTTTGGAGCCGCAGAAGCAATCAAATTATGCTTGTTCAGGGAAGAAGTATCCCGGTACAATTCGCCTTCCGGGTCTTGTTCATCATTGAAGCGAAGACTTCCAATGGTCTTGTCCGTGAATCCGTAGATGTATCCTTCTCTGTTTGAGTCTTTGATAACAACCATGTTCAACCACTTGAAGGTTTCAGGCTGGAAATCAATCCCACCCTTGTTCTTGTAAGAAAACCTGTAGAGTTGGTACTCATCATCGTCGTGAACCTTTCCTACAAACACACCGCTTCTACGCATAACGGGATTGAGAGGTTTACCGTAGTTGGCGTTCTCTCCTCCGTTTTGGTATCGGGGGGTGTTGTCAAGAGGAATGATGATAGAACCGTCTTCTAACTCTTGAACACAGTCGGGTAGTTTCTTCACCATTTTGTTTTGAACCTCTTCGTTGTGGTATCGGGAAACAGAATAGAACCCGTTCTCTCCCTCTTCAACAATGGCAACAAAGCCGTTCTTGTGGGCATTGAAGGGGTCTTCCTTCCACTCCTCCACTGCTCGTCGTCGGCTGTATTCGTTCAAGTCTCTAGGTTGTTCTAGAGAAATGAAGAAGCCAAAGGCTTGCTTTGCAAGGCCTCCTCCACTGCTGTTTTCGTTGTTCGTAGATTTACGACTTCGGATAACTTGTGCCGCATAACTTCGCCACATGGCAATAGCAACGGGATTATCCGCCGCCAAGCCACCGTTCTCCGCTCGTATTTCATCAAATTTCAGTTGGGCTTCCTCTTCGGAAATACCCAACTTCTCTGCCGCTTTTGCAATTTCGTTTTGCATTTTTTTTCACCTCTTATATTAGTTGTCCCACCATCCATGAAGCAAGTAATTTAGGGGTCATGGTGGTGGAACGCCACTCCCCCTCTCCAATCACTCGCAGGAATTTCAGTTTCATTTTAGCCTCCATATCGCACCGGATAATGTATTCATGCAAACCAATGCAGATTTCCTTAGCGGAACGGCCTGCATAGATTGCATTATGGATTTTATCTAGTGCTTCATTGGTATTTTTGTTTACGATTTGTGTTGTTATTTCTTCATACTCTTGTAGGCCTTTCTCAATCTGTCTCGTCAATGTTGTTCCCGATACGATGCTGGCCTGCAATTCCGTGAGCGTTCTACGCAAATCACCTTGCAAAGAGTATATGAACGCTCCTAATTCTTCTTCGGGCGGGATTCTGTGACCCTCCTTCTGCAAAACCTGCTTCACAATACGGCCCACTAAATCCAAAGGAAGAGGATTAAACCGATAATTTGCACATCGGCTTTGCAGTGCGTGTATGATTTTGTTTCTATCGTTACAAGTAATGATGAATCGGATGTTCGTAGAATACTTCTCCATGATTCTTTTCATGGCGTTCTGTGCGTCTCTTGTCATTCCGTCCATTTCGTCTAGAAGAACGATACGGAATGGAACATTGTCGCCAATAACTGCGCTCTGTGCAATATCCTTAATTTTTGTTCTTACGGTCTCTAGTTTTCTGTCGTCAGATGCGTTGACTTCAAAGAAATTAGCGTCTGTTTCTTCTCCTAAAATTGCTTTTGCTAGCACAAGAGCAATCGTTGTCTTTCCTGTTCCCGGTGTTCCATAAACGAGAATATTCGGCATGTCTTTAATCAAAACCCAATTCTCTGCATCCATAACAAAATGTTCTTGTCCTACAACCTCGGAAAGTTTTGTCGGTCTGTATTTTTCTGTCCATAGCATTTTTATCTCTCCATTCTTTTCCTTTCTCTGTATCTTTTGTGTTGTTCAAGTTTTCTTTTCTTGAATTCCGGGTCGTTGTGATAACGATTTTTGAAATACTCTACTCTCCGAGCACTCGCTCTTTTTCTCTTTGATTCGGCATTCATTTCCTTCGCTTTTTCAAGGAATTCCGAATATTTCTTTTCGTCAACAAGGACTTTTAGAGAGTCATATTCTTCCTTCGTTATGTATTTCCATATGCTAAGTTTTGCTAGGTATTTTTCTTCATTGAAGATGCCAAGGTCTTCATCAGGAACACTAAATACTTCCTTTAGGAAAGTGTCTCGTTGTAATTTTGTCCAAGTAGGATATGCTCTTTTTTCGTTAGCGTATTCGCTGAGGGTCCAAAGAGCAGTTTTATCCGGCATTATTTGTGCCTTTTTGAACTCCTTAACTCTAAGGATTTGAGACACCTGATTAACCGTCACTGTTCTGTTAGAATTTCTCTCTAACAATTTTTTGCATAAGTCTTTTGCAGACATGGGGTTTTCCATACTTAAAATGGAAATTAAATCTTCTCTTATGTTCTTATTCCTCTTTATTCTTACATTCTTCGTCATTTTCATCTCTCCATTTCCAAATTGAATTTTTCTTTTTTGATTCTCTTACGAATTCTTTTCGTTTCAAGATTGAGCCTAGTTGACTGCTAGTAATCCCGTGTTTTGTCGTTCTATTGATGTATTCATAGACTTCTTGAGTTGACTTAGCGCCCTTCTTGAGGGAGTCTCTAACAGCATCTATTATTCTTTTTGTCAAAGAAATTCCTCCAGTGTTTTCATTTTAGGCTTTTTGGGTTTTTCTCTACGGATTCTCTTTTCTCCTAACCCCATGAGTCGGCATTCTTCATTGTTGTATTTTCTTTTTGCAAACTTCACAAAATCTTCATCGTTTATTAGTTGCCTAAACACTCGTTCTTCATCGGGCTTCAAGCCCACTCTCTTTAACAAACGAGGTGCTTTTGAGTATTTACCTTTTTTTGCCATGTTGGTTTTACGGAATAATTTGCCATCGTGAGTGTATGACAACATTTCGTAAAAATACTGTTGAGGCCAACGCCGTTTAACCACTCCATCAATAAACAACAATTTGTTCGGATGAAGATTGTTTGTCAACCAAGAAATCATTTGTGTATCGGAGGGCTTGTTGAAAAGGAGCAAGTCTTTGACCAACTCACGGTCGCTGTTTCGTAAGTAGTCGTTTATCAGAGTAAAAACATCCCGTTCAAAGGAGAACGGTTCTTCGCTCCTCGGTGCGAAGCCCTTGATGGATTCTCGGAGATGTCTCTTCGTACCTACATTTTTGATTTTACATATGTTGAGGATTTCTTTTGGGATGCTTTTTCGGTTCTTTGATGTCAAAACTACAGTACCACGATAAGAGCGAATAACATTTACAATTTCTTTCGTGTTCGGTTTAAAATCTAAATCTTCTATGATTATACCTAATTCAATAGGAATAGAATAAATATCTGCAATTTCTACTTCATTCGCATAATAGTATAGAGCGTTAGGCAAAAGAGATTTTACAAGGGTTGTTTTGCCTGTCCCTGTCTTACCGACATATATTTCACTTCTCTTAGTATTCATTGTTGTTAATCCCATTATTTTCACCGTATAATATTTCAATAACTCTGTTGAGTCCCCGAAGAGTTTTGTGCTCTTTATTTTCCACAATGTCCCACACCATTTTGAATGTAGATAATTTGGGGTTCAAATAGTGTAGGGTCTCCGGAATCATCTTCATGACCGTGGCGGCGGATTTTTTCCCTAATCGGAGACCGTTCACATGGTGTTGGTGGTGCTTGATGTTGAGCATTTCCAAAGTTCTAGAAAAGGCTGTTAGCATTTCTTTTGTTCTGAAAGAGACATTCGCCTGCATCATTATTTGGTATCCAATAGCGGCTGTTTCGCTGGCTTCAATTTTCACAACAAAGTTTCCCTTGGCTAAGAAAATACCCAAAACCATATTTCTATCTAACATTTTTCACACCCATTTCAATAATCAATTTGTATTGTATTTTCTCTACTTCAAGAAATTTTTCTATTGCGAATTTTCCTTCGCTTATTTCAAGCCCTGAAAAGTAAACCACAATTCCTTTTTGGTTAAAATCAAAAAGAAATCTCGTGGGCGATTTTTTGTGTAGGAGCCATTTACCTAAACACATGGACAAAACTTGTTGTTGAAAAACATTCAATTCCTTATCTAAAGAATATCTAACCAACCTTTTGTTTAGTAGTTGGTTAAACATTTTTTTGTTCATGCTCTCACCTAATGTAAATTGATAACATCAGTAATTGTGTTGATTTCCGACAATACTTTGTCCTCTCTGAATCGTGTTTTTCTCGGAAACCGTAGGCCATACTCTCCCTGCTTATTTCTAGAAACTGCATCAGCATCTACTGCAATAATGATTTGTGGATGCAGTTTATATCCGTCTTTGCTATTCCAAGAATGCACAATTCTCTTACATCTATTTGTAAGAGAATACAATTCTTCGTCTGTGAATCCATTACCCACTCTTCCAATGGATGTTAGTCCACTGTCCGAAGAGTCGTCCTTTACAGCGATTTCAAAACTTGTTAGAAGGTTTGAATTAGAATTCTCGCCTTGTTTTGCACCGATGATTACAACATCTAAATCCACACGGCTTGGTTTGTATTTAATCCAGTCCCGCTTTCCGGGCCGATAAAATGAGTCAAGGTCCTTCACCATGATGCCTTCAAAGCCTTCTGATATGGCCCGGTTGTAAAATGCCATGGGGTCGCCCCCTATTTGGTGGGTGGCTATGTCTCCTATGTTTGAAAAAGAAATTCTTTGGTGTCTTTCTCGCAAAGTAAAGTCAAGCATGGACATGCCCTCCCACTTCAAGCAATCAAAAACAACCCATTTCACATCAACGGTAGAAGCCTTTTCCCAAGTCTTGGAATGGACTCTCGTTCCCATTTTTTTGTGTTCGTCTGGAGACCCGTCGCTTCGGATAGGATAAATTTCTCCATCAAGAATGAAGTTGTCTGCTTCGTAGGATTTTATGCTCTCTACGACATCAGGGAATTGATGAGTGACAACCTTTCCTCTTCTGTTGAAGATGATAACAGAATCGCCTTCTCTGTGGATTTGATAACGATTACCATCGTATTTAACATCGTACATAACTTCGCTAGGCCACTTGTTGATGGGCTTTACTTTGGCCAGCATGGGCTTGATAAACTTCCCATGTTGGAGGCTTGTTGGAACAATTTTATTCCCGATGTAGCATTCAACAACAAAAGAAATGTCATTGAAAGCACAATCTAATTCCACAGTAGCCAAAGGAATATCCCATCTTTCTGCTATGGCTTTGTGGACTCCTTTTGTTTGTATTCCGATGTTTGGTGTTCTAATCCAAAACTTGGAGAACCATTTTCTACCAATATCCGAAAGACCTTCAAAGAAAGTCTTGAATTCTGTAAAATCTGCTTCCTTTGAGAAATCTTTCTCAAGGAAAAGAATCAATTCTTTGATGGAGATTGTCTCGTATTCGTCCATAGGCTCCATGATTCTTACAGTCTCTCCGAAATCTCCTGTGGACTCATAAAGCATTTCAAACTCTTCTTCAAAAATACCAAAGAATCGGCATATCCACGATTTGGCCTTAGCCAAACCTACATTGTTTTTCTTCAAGTCAAGAGTCAAGAGTTTGACCAGCAAGGGTAGGTCGGCGCTTTCGCTATGATTGAGCATTGATGCAACATACGAAACCTTGTTGTTTGTTCCTTCTAATTTTTCTAGTGTTTCTAAATTCATCGCTAGTTTTTGCATTTCTATTCCTCTTCATTTATATTTTCGTTGAGAATCATTTGATTTATCCGTGTAAAGTTTTGAAGCAGGGTTTGAGTTGCTTCTGCAAGGTCGGGCCTACCAACGGATGTAGCGGCCAACTGCATATAGGTCAAAGAACCCATGACAAAGGGTAGGCTCACATCAATGATGGGGTTTTTGTGGACGAGTAGCCAATGGACGACAAAGGCTCCACGGAGGGCATCATTGGTGTCCAAGACTACAGGCCATGAGTTGTTGAAGTCTGCTTGCATCTCTTCACTCAATGGAGAGTTTTTGGCATTAGAGACTTCCTTTGCCCACTTTTCAAATTCTACCTTTGACTTTGCTAAAAGTTTGATTTTGCTTAGTTTCATATTTCATTCCTCCTTTTTCTTTTTGCTTGCCGGGGGTCGGAAAAATGGTGAGGCAGGGTTGAGGGAGGGGTCATATATTTCAGGGATGAGTCCCTTCTTCATAAGAGAATTTATTTGCTTTTCAATCCGCTTTTTATTCATTCTTCAATTCCTCCATATTTTTCAATAATTTCAACATTGTATTGAATTCCATTTTGTTCAATCGTATTCCTTTTCTTGTTGGCTTGTCGTCTTTATACCAGCGAATGTCCACCACTTCTTTTCCGTAGTAGGTTCCCTGATGAATCTTGATTTGGTTCATTTCATCTCTGACGATTCTTCCTTGAAAATCTAAAGTGTCCGTCATTCTTCATCACTCCTCAGAAAATTGTTGGGTTCAGGAATAATGGTGTTTTCCATAGGGGGATTGATTTTCAATCCAAGCCAATACAGCCCTGCAAAAATACAGAGCAACAAAAAGTATCCACCAAAGGTCATTCAATCCATCCCTCAGAAAATTTCTTCAACTCCTTTCTTGAAACAAAATATCTCGGTGTCTCTAATTCATCTAAACGATTAACAGCCCAACAGGTTCCACCCAGCGAAGAGATTTGGACAATTTCATACTGAGCATCCTCTATTTTGATAACTTCCTTTGTGTTTATTTCCGGAGTCAATCCGTAAGAGCGTGTAATTTCAGAAGCAACATCATGAATGTTATCAACTACATACTTAATGATGTGCGCTCGTTGAATAGGGATTTTAGGGGCTACATCTATTTTCAAATGTCCAGTCATGTTGCAGACCTTGCACTTGTTGCCTTCACAAATAGGGCATTTAATTTGCGCCTTGTGTGGTGCAGGAAGAGTGACTGTAACTGCTCTCTTCATTTCCTCTCCACCATAAGCCCAATAGGTTTATTTTCATCATTAACAATTTCAGTGGTTTTTACTAGACTATTCTTTTTCAGTTTTTCAACTACTGAAAAAACTCGGTCATTGATGATTCGTCTATAATTTAAGTATAAAGGTGTATAGCGTAAGACTTCTTCTTTATCAAGAATAGAACCAACAATCGCTTTTTCCGCAACCCCCTTTCCTTGTAGGGAAGGAGAGATTGATAGGTGAATCTCGGCTATTCGTCCTCCGTTAAAGTCTTTGTAGCGGTCTAAACTAGACCAATTTCTGAATTTAAGATGTAGGATGATTTGGTCACCCATCTGATTTAATTCGTCGTCAATAAATCTAACTTCATCAAAATAGCCATGTTCATATGAAATTGGATGGTAAAGCCCATCCGATTTCATCACTTCTTTCCAATCCATTTTTAACCCTCTCAAAAATCGGAGCAAAAGTCCCCATCAACTCGCCACATTACTCCTCCAAAAGTACGGCAACTTCTGTGGTTAAAAACATGAGGGCGATTGAGAAAGCCGCAGATAAACTGCTCTTGGTGACCTTCACGGGGTCAATCACGCCAGCATCCCAAAGGTTCTCTATCTTTCTCGTTTTTGCATTGAAGCCAATCATTTGTTCAGCGTGAATATCATCCCAGAGTTTGGGGGAAGCATCAGCGTTTGTTAAGAGCACAGATGTTGGCGTCAAGAAAACATCTGTGAAGAGAGAATGTAGTTTCTTTTTGGAATTGAGCGAAGAGAACGCCATGATAATTCCTAAGCCACCCCCAACAATCACACCCTCTTGTAGAGCGGCCTTCGTTGCATTGAGAGCGTCGTCAAGGCGTTCCTTTGTCTCTCGCAATTCTACGCTAGAACCCCCACCGACACGAATGACGGCGACACCGCCTTTCAGCCGTGCTATCCTCGTTGTGAGTCTTTCACGAATCCAATCGTTGTTTGCAGACTTGTAGAGTTCTGTCAAGGAATCTACTCTCTCTTGGACCTCTTCTTCTCTTCCCGTTCCTCCGACCAAAGTTGTGTTTACTTGGTTTAGCACTGACCTTTCACAAGAGCCGAAACAAGATGCATCAATTATTTTCATGTCGTCTTTGGCTTCGTTTGAAAACAACTTGCCACCAACAACAGAGATGATGTCTTTCAATTCATCCAGTCTAGCGTCTCCATGATTGGGTGCTCTACAAACACCGACTTGTATTCTACCCTGAACCACATTTGCTAAAACATTGGAAAGGGCAGAGCCTTGTAAGTCTGCACAAATAATAAGGAGTGGTCGCCCTTGTGATGAAGCATACTCAAGAGAAGGAAGTAAATCTGCAAAGTTTAGAATGACTTTGTTTGTAGTTAAAATCAGAGGCTTCTCTAAAACACATTCGCCGTTGTCTTGATTTGCGAACAGATGAGAAATGTAGCCGTTTTCTAGTTCAAGACCTTGCTTCAATTCGTATTCTGTGGTTAATCCGTGCCCTTCTTCAACAGAAATAACGCCGTCCTTTCCAACGAAGGAAAAGACATCGGAAATCAGTTGACCTAAAACGGGGTCATTGTTGGCGGCTATCGTTGCCACCTCTAGGATTTTTTCTCCACTTTCTACAGGAATTGAAACTTCGTCTAACTCGTTAAGCATGGCCTCTCTTGTCATTTCTAACTCTTCTCTAAACTCATGAATGTTGGAGATGTTTAGGGACATCAAAGAGTTGCATAGAGACTGTGCTAAAATACAAGCAGTCGTTGTTCCGTCGCCAGCCTTTGATTGGGCTTTGAATGCTAGATTCTGAACGAGTTGAACCCCCATTTGAACATAAGGGTCCTCATGAGAAACATGTTTTGCGATTGTCACTCCATCGTTGATAATGACGGGTGGAGTGCCCTGTAGAATCGCTGTTCTTGCTTGGGGTCCAAGAGTTGGACTCACCGTATCGGCTACAAGGTTGATTCCTTGTAGTAGTTTTTCTTTGACTTCATCCCCAAATTTAATCATTTTCATTCCTCTTTGCGAAGTTTCTTCTTGAGTTTTTGAATTTCGTTCTTCCAAATTTTCTTTTGTTCTTCTGTCATTTCTTTTATTTTTGTCATTCTATCACCCCGTAAATATCGGCATAGGGAACAAAGACATACCCCTCGGTTTTCTTTGCCCCTCCAATGGAATAAAACACCTTTTTTCCAATCAGTGTCTTATCGGAACACGAGACAACTCTCCCACTGTTTTCATCGGTTGAAATAATTCCATGAGATGTCTCATTTTCTTCTATTTGCACAACTACCCAGTCTCCCACATGCTTCATGTGAAAAATAGATTTTCAGCGATATATATTGTCTCCTCTTTTGATGTAGTCGTCTATCTGCATGTATTCTCTGATTTTCGCAGAGTCTTTGCCTAAAATGAAAACATATTTCATCGCCTTGCAGTCCTGACAGTAAACGATATGATTCATTTTTTTCCTCTTCCTATCCTTTGGATAGAAAACTTCTAGATTCACGCTTTTGCATTTGTAGCATTTCATGGTATCACTCTTTTCCTTAAACATCACAAATCACGAACCTTCATTTGAGCCAATAATGCAATCGCATAATCGGAGTATTGAGTCAAAGGCACATCGCATTCGCACACATCATCTAAATGCTTAGCCTCATGAGGTCGCAAGTTCCACCTTGAGTTATGATAACGCTTGATTCTGTTTCCGCAATCAAAGCAATACTGAATTTTATTCATTGAAATACTCTCCCGTCATACTGAATATTTGTAGGCTTCTTCATCTTCGTCAACGATTGAGGCGTAGTCTAGAAGGCTTCTCTGTGTTTTATCTTCCCACATCTTAATTTCAGTTTTTCCTTCGTAGCCTCTCTTCATGTGGACAGCCGCCGCTGGAAACCCGAACGGAAAACCGCATTGGCTCGCACCAATGATGTGAATAGAAACAAAACCTCCGTAGTCCATGGTGGCTTGAATGCGACCTAAACTTGACACAACTTTTGATAAGGGAACAAGAAAACAAACATTATCTGCGATTTCAAACGCCTTTTTACAGAATTCTTCGTAGATGCTATAGGGTGGGTTGGTTATAATCCAATCCACTTTCACATTCCAATCAAAAAAGTCACGACCGTCTGTAATTTCACACCATTCTTTTTGGCAGTAGGAAGGGTATTGGTCGTAGAATGCACCATCGCCACGGCATGGGTCAAGAACAACAAGTCCCCTATTATTTCCCAAACTAGGCATTTTAGGTCTAAAATCACTCAACAAATCCCCGGTGTAGAAAGCAATCATTTGTCTAGCAATTTCTCTAGGAGTGTAAACTACATCGTTGGCCGTAAGGTTTGCGTTGGCGTCTTTGTTTCCCTTCCCGAAATTCTCGTGTAGGCTCACGCCGTCACCTCCATACCGATGTTGACAAGGAACGCAAGACTTCCAGTGCAGTAGAAACAAACTCTTGTGAAAAATAAGATGCTTTTTCTGCGTTCGGTCAAGGAACCAAGCCTCCTTTATTCTCTTGAATCATAGCGGCAAACTCCCAGTTGTGGAACAACTCGTGCGCTCCAAGAAAACCACCGGCTTCTCTGATTGGCCCAATAAATTGAGCAGAGCAGATTTGACAATACACATGAACGATTCTTTCGTCTTTTAGGGTTCCATTGTGTCCCTCGTAAGTTATAACCTTTCCAATGTCCTTTTCAGTATATGTCATCTAACTCACCTTCGGGTTCAGGTATGTTGAGACTTTCACTCTTTACTTGCACTCTAAATTCATCCTTGAAGCCATCAACGGGTTCATGGTAGATTGTCAATTCGTTGGGATTTTTTTGTTCCCAAAAACCGTAATGGTTGCCTCCACCTAGAACATAGGCGCAATCCATATGTTTCTCCCATACAGACACCGTTTTCCAATCAATGCCGGAAAAGTATGCGCTCCCAAACGGGTGGGTATGAATCCAGCAACGGATAGGCAACTTCATTCCTTTGGGTTCTTTTGGAAACCCTACAAAACCTGCGGTTCCTGAAGAAATGAAAAGGTTCCAATTATCATCAACTACAACTTGGACTTCAAGACCGGGTAGTAGCCAAGTTGAAGCCATCCAAATAGCCTCATGAAATTCAAGACTGTGAATGGTGTCTTTTCCTGACCCTTCATCTGATTCCAGCAAGTCTTCCCAAATGCTTGTTATGTAGGGGGCAACTTTACGCCTAAGCCACATTTGATGAGCAGATTTCTTGGTTCGTATTTCTTCTATCAATTCTCCTGTTGTTTTCTTTTCCATGTTTTCACCTCAAACAAAAAGGGTTCCAAACCCGTTCACTTCTTCGTCGTTAAACCAACGCTGAATCCATTCAGCACCGATACCCGCAATCGCCACCTGCATGAAGTGGACAGCCTCATTGGAGCCATCCCAAGCATCCCCTTGACAAGAAAAACTCCCATCGGGACCGGACAGCAAAGTGTCGTAAGTAGCAGGGTCGGCCTTGTAGGTGATGTAAGCGCAGTTTCTACCCTGTGCTCGTAGGTCAAGCCAAGGGAAGCCCTGAGAGCGGTAGAGAAGGCGTCGTGCGGTCAAATTGTCTACACAGCAAACCACAAGGTCGTAGCCAGCAAGTTGTCCCTCTGTCAAGATAGGAAATTTGTTGGGGCTAATCATGTGCTTTTTCTGCAAGGCCATGACCTTGAGAGAACCTACATCTTCCTCATTGAAGTTTTGGTAAGTCAAATTCTTCGTTTCTACAGTATCGGGGTCGCTAACGCTGATGGCGTAAAGGCCCGTCTTATCTAAAAGTGGTACAAGGAAACTCCCGATGCCACCTGCTCCAATTATCAGTATTTTTCTTTTCATTTCTATTCCTCCTTCTTTTTCACATCATCAAGGATGCGACGGAGAAAGCCCCGTTGTTTTTCATCGCCAGTGGTGTTTGGCGTTCCTCTGCATTCTCTACAAAGGTCATGTTGAGTCAATTTCAACTCTCCACATTCCTTGCATTTCTTTAATGTCGTAACTATGATTTTCATATTTCCACCTCATCGCTGTAGTCAACACCCGCTTCATCCATTTCAGAAACAATGTCCATAAGTCCCTCCGCCAACCATGCTAAGTCGGAAGGAGTCAATTTCATTTTCAGTATTTTGCGGATGATTTTATTACGGCATTCGCCTGACTTGAGTTTGTCCTCCGGTCCTTGCTCGTCCACATTTGTTTCCACTATTCGTTTTGAAAAATCCGTCGTAGTAACGAAGAAAGTTCCAAAGTTATTCTTATTTTTCGTCATTATTATTCCTCCTTTAATTCTTCTAATTTTTTCCTAAGATATGGACAATGTTCAGGCAAAGCGTGGACCTGTCCACCTGCTCGGTAGCCGCTAACATAAATAGCGGGCTGTCCTTTCTCTATATCCCCTAAACATAACCTGCAATAAGTCCTGCCTGTTCCCTTTTTTACACCGAAGTAAGCCATTGTATTCCCTTTCCTTTAATTTCTTTTTCTGTTTTGCCAATCATGGCGAGTAATTCTTTTGTCATTTCCCGAACGGTTCTGTTAGAACAACCGCACTCCTGTCCAATCTGCTTTTGAGTGAACCTTTTGTATTCAAGTAGGCTGGTGATGTAGAGGGTAGCCGCCACATAATTTGGCTTGAGCGTTTGCCCTCTCTCTTGAACAAGACCTTCAAATTTAGAAAACACTCTTCCGCATGAGTTAGAAAAACTTAGGTCTTTCAATGAAAGAGCATGCTTTTCTACAAGACCGAGATAATTCATTTGATTTGTTCCTGCTGTCCCGAAATGCTTTGCTATCCTTTTAGTTAGCCTAGAAACATCTTTTTTGTTTGAGCCAAACTCTTCACAGACTTGCGATAATGTATATGGTAGGTCTCGTTCTCTGAGAAGGTACAGCGTCAAGGCAGTGGCTCTACATTCATAACTAGTCATTCCAAAAACACCGGCCCGGAAACAGGACAAATAGGCGTTTTCTATCCTGCTCATCAATGAGCGGGATTGTGTGAGAGAGGCCATGCACATTTTGCTCAAGGTCAAACCCCTAAGCACATGCGTTGACATCACCCGGTCATATTTATTGACCGCTTTAGAACCTACAATTTTGTCTGCTGAACGGATAGAATTACCGTCTTTATCGTAGAGTCTAACCTCTTGTTCAAATGGTTCAGTCACGACCACAAGACCGCAACTATCGCAGACTCTCTCTCCCAAATGCTCATCAAAATGAAACGAGGTTTCTCCGCACTCTATGCACGGCAACATCTACTTCGCCATCCTTTTTAATGAAAATATGACATTCTCTTCTTTTTGAATAAACGAATCAAAATCTATTCTGTATTTCGCAGAATCAATGCTTCTCATTGTGGAAACCATTTGCTTGGTGGCTTTATCGTTCAGACAAACAAGGACTCTAGAAATGGCTTGGTCAACTTGAGGGGAGTTTGTTTGTAGATTATCCACACAAACACCAATCCAATTATCGTCCTCTCCCCTAGCAATAGAATATGATTTTTCTTTCGTCAGTGAACATGCGGCTGTATCCATCATTGAAGTTTCAAGATACTGTGTTCTAACCAACTGTCTTCCTTCTTTATCAGAGTTATAAGGAGACCACCGGATAACCCAGTCGTTTTCTATTCCTTGGACAAAGAGAATGTTATTGCTTCTTACGCTGTAGTGTTTGATTTTTCCACTGTGCTTTTCAAGCGTTTCTTTTAGAAGGACTTCTGCTCGTTCATTCACAAGGTCGCTTGTCCTGTTTTGAATAAGGAAACTTTTCATAACTTTGATGTCCGATTCTCGTCCTTCCTTACCCATCACTCTTTCGTACAGCCTTTCCGGGGAGGTAAAAGCCCAACTCCCTCGATTTGTTCCGTGTAGATAATGAGAAAGATAACCTAAAAATTGCTTTATCGTTAAAGTGCCCCAAACTCCCTCGCTTATTTCCAAGGCGACCTCTTTAGAGGAGATTTGCTTTACATTGAGCCTGCATTTGATGTATTTTCCTTCTTTGTAGAATGAATACGGCGCACGATTTATTATAGCGTAATTTACATCAGGGGGGATACTAATAATTTTGAAAAATTTATCTCTTACCTCCTCTCTCGTGTAAGTATCTTTTGTTTGAAAACACAGCGCCGCAAGATGTCTTGCCGCAATCGTCCGAGTCATTGTTTGTCCATTCAAGACGACGCTTCCTCTAGCGTTTTTTACGCTAATATGAAAGTCGTTAAAATCAAACAGCAAGATGTTTTTTCTATTATTGGTGCTAGAAAGATGAGCAGTAAATAGTGATTTAAATCCGTTTGCTACTGTTTCAACGGTAAAATCCATTTTAAAACTGGGACTTGGAGTTTTTATTGCCCAGTGCCTCCAACCATTGTAGGACGATAGGCGGTATTGAGAATTCTTGCGCCATTCGCTCTCCTCATAAACTTCAATTCCAATTCTTCGTTGGACTGTATCGGAACGGCGGTCCACTCCTCTTGTTGTTAAATTAATCAATTTGTAAAACATTTCATCACATCATTCTAAATTTTGTTTTGTATTCTTTGAGGCATGATTCGTGCGCTTCTTGTTTGATGTCTTGCGCTGTGTAAAGGTTGCCTCCGCACACTCTACATTTTGTGGCAACCTTGCCACCTCTTGAGTATTCTATGTAATCAGGGTCGTTTGGCATAATTCACAACCTTCCCCGGTACAATTTTTTCTGTGATAGGCGTTGAATCTATCTAATTCTTTAATTTGGTTTTCAATGAATTGAGAAAACCCTTCATTGAGAGCATCTTCTATGTCAAACAATTGTTCGTAGAGTTTGCTGTTTAAGTAGTAAGTTGCTTCTTTTTCTTCAAAGCATTTTGAAGCCGCCAAAGCGACTCTCATTTTATTTTGCCCCTCTACAGGGAGTTGAGGTAGTAGTGACAGTACCACCTCTCTACAGTGTTCGTAGTTTCTGTAGAGGGGCATAGCGATTCGCTACAGGATGTAGTGTTATGAGGGGACGCTAACTCAGTAGCACCCTCCAACGATAGCGGGGCTGAGTTGGACCGACTGAACGGTGTCCCAATTCACTTCTCCGATTTCCGACCTCACAACCAATTCCCCATCAATGAAAATCCAATGGGTTGGGTTCGTTTCAATCTGTTCAATGACCTGAGAAGCCTCAAGCATCAATTCCGTGTGTCCTGTTTCATTCATAATTGTCAGTGTAATCATCATATCACTCTCCTGTTTCATCTACCTCGTCTTCACTATTTAAGCCATCCTGTTTTTCTAATGCCTTTGAAATCAAGGATGAAGCCGTTCTTTTTGTCACCCGTGCTTCTTCCTCGGTGAAACCTAGTTTTGCCATGAAGGACTTTTGCTTATCCGTAGCCGGACAGAAAATTTCCCACAACTTGTCAATTTGATGTTGAGACAATGCCTTGCTTGGATGCCGCACAAACCGCCTTTCAATGTCTTCTACATAACTACTCTCCCAATTGTTGAGAGGAGTAGTCTTCCTCTTGACTGGGTAGTGCGTAATGCCGTAGAATTGCATTCTAGCGGCCACCATGTCCATTTCTTTTTGTTTCCGCATTTCTCTTGACTGATTGACTCTATTCTCAAGCATTTCGTCCTCTGCATCAGCGATTGCCTGATACTTCTTGGACTCGTAGTAGAAATCATCCAAGTCTTCCAAGAGTTTACGGTTGGGATAACCACGAGTAATGATTTGCGCCTTTGGATTGTTGGGATGGTTCCATCGCCAAACAATAGAGGCCATTTCTCCATCCATAGCCCGCTTTCTAATGAAAGTCTTGTCCCGCATCATGCCTGAAGTATTATCGTAGTATTGTCCCTTCGTTCGGACATTGATTCGCAAATCTAAATCCTTAATTTTGTTGAATTTGAATTCAAACACCGAACCATGTTGCTCCCACCAAGAATCTTTTTTCATACCTTCAACCCGAACATCAATCCATTCCGCAATCATTTCATCCGTGATGTATTCATCAGCGAGACCTGTAGATTCACGAATAGCCCGGATAATCAGGTAGGTGTTGATGTGGTCACTACCTACACACTCAATGTTACCGTTCACTGTGTTTTGAATCTCAAAGTGATACTTGACAGGATGCCCACAAAGACACTTGCCGTATCCCTGATACGAGTTAAGAACCCAATCCGGGGCTTCAGAAGAATTTTCGTAATAAGGTTTCCACCAAACATTCCCTGTGGCTAACCACTCTAGTTTGGCCTCGTCGTAGTTATCTGCCTCAGAAAACAAAACAAGATTCTTTTTCAAGGCACGGTCCCATCGCCCGTTGCCCAACTCTCTTTTTGCTTGAACAGTTTCGTATCCTTCTCTTTCATAACTTAATTCAATTGCTTCTCTTGGTATGTCCATTTTTAATCATCTCCCCAAATTCTTTTTTCTACAAGGTTTTTCATTCTGCTGTGCATCTTCAATAGTTGCTTTTGCATAGACTTTACCTCTTTTTCCATCGTGGATATTTTCTCAGCAACAAGTTCATCAACAATAGGACTTAGAATTTCTTTCCAATCCAAGTGCTCGGTTGCATGCTTTACTGAAACATCAACGGCAAAACTCATGTCTTTTTGCTTCTGCTCAAGGTTCCAGACTCTATTCTCAAGAGCAGTCATAGCGTTTTGACTCCTCTTGTTGGAAGAGGTAACTGCACGGCTTTGCTTCATCATTGATTTGCACTCTCGGCAGATGTCTTTACCGCCTTTACGCTCTTGAAAAGCAAGGCTCCAAGGCTGATGTTCCTTCTTGCAAATGCTACAGGTGAACATTTTTCAGCCCTCCATAAAGTCAAGGTCTGCCTTCTCAAAAGCATACTGTTCTTCTAGGTATCCTTGAAGAATCTCATCCAACTTTTCTTGTAGAGCCTCTACTGTCCCTGCAATCAGACGGCGATTCATTGACAACCATATTCTATCATGGTTGTTGATTACCACTTTCAATTCATCATCGTCCCCTTTCGTTATCACTATGGGGGGCATTTCGTTGCTGTTTATCAATCTAAATTCTACTGTTTTCATTTTACTCACCGATATATTCTTGATAATAAAATTCGTATCCGCACTTTGGACAGTGGCAGTTGTGTAAACCAACATGCACTGTAGCGGCTAAAACTTCACTTTTGCATTTTGAACATTCAATCATTTTTCTCATCTCTTAATTTTTAATTGGTGGAACAAACAGGATTTGAACCTGTGGTCGCCCGGTTATGAGCCGGGTGCATTAACCATACTATGCTATTGTTCCTTTTTAATGTCGGGGGCAGGATTTGAACCTGCGAACCTTTACGGACAGGAGTTTAAGCCCTGCGCTTTTAACCAAACTCAGCCACCCCGACTTGAAGTGGCGGGCGTAGAGGGAATCGAACCCCCATCGCAGGCTTAGAAGGCCCGAATGCTATCCATTACACCATACACCCTAGATTTTTTCCCAAACATTGGCTTGGAATTTGTGTCCCCTTTGATTGGAGACAAAGGTTGTTTCTACTGAAACGAATTGAGGACGCTTTGCAAGAAGACTTTTGATTTTGTTTTTATTTGGAGATTTGCTCCAACGGTTATCAACAAACTCATAAATCTCATTCAGTGTTAAAGAATTTCCTAATTCTTTAAATGCGTCTTCAATCATTGATATGTGGCTCTTTCCCATACTTTCACAACACATATCATTGTATTTAATTTATCCAATTGAGAAGCCATGCATCGTTCTTTTGCTGGCAGAGGGTTTCTAATTGGTAGAGCGAATACCCATCACTGTGCTTTTCCGCAATAATGGATGCTACCGTCAAGGCCAACTTCTCAATGTTCGTCTTTTCTACAAAGACGGCGGCGATTTTCTTCGTCATTTCTTCTTTTTCTCTTTCGTGTTGTAGGGTGCAATAACATGGTTCTTTGTAGACGACATCGTGCGTGTGGTCAACCACTTCCATGAAACCGCTTCCATCACAGTGGCTACATTGGCAACATTTGTCAGTCATTCTTTGCCCTCCAAAACATCAATAGCGGCACTCATTTGAAGAGAGCGTTCGTGAGCCAAGTCAAGATAATAGTCAGGGCCATTTTCGGGTTGGATGTCAAAGCATAGAATTTTCGTAGCCCGTTCAATGCGGTCACGCAAGTCCTTGAGTTTTGCGAGGATTAGTGGAGCGTCGGCCATCAGCAAACTGTCGGCTTTCCTTGCCTTGATGGACTCGTAGCCACCATAAGCAGTGTCGGCTATCATGTTAGCCGACCTGCCCCTGCCTGTTGCTTCGGTACTGTCTCCTTTGTAGATGTCTCCATCAATCAAAAACCATGGCCCTGTGTGTCCTTCGTATTTGTCTGTGTCAATCATTCGTAAATCATCTCCTTGATTTCATTTTCGTCCCTGTCCAAATGATTCATCATCCAATGCAACAGAGCAGAGTTGTAGTCCTGCAACCGCTTGACTTCTGCAAGGAGAAGTGGTGCGTCTGCTATCAAAGCCGCAGTTGCTCTTTGCTCTTTCAGTGTCGCTTTGTTCATGGAACCCATATCAGCAATAGTGCGGTTATCATTACAGCATGTTTCAACAAACGGCACAAGGTTTTGACACATGGTATCGTCGCTCATGGTACAAGTGTCTTTCAGTTCTTCAAAAGCGTCACATTCACAATCAGTAGTGAGAGCGTGAGAATCAAAGGTGTTCCTCGCTATCCACAATGGGTCTGTGGGCGTTGCTACACCATCCATAATATCCCACCATCCAACGCATCCTTCGTATTTGCTCGTGTCAATCATTCCTGTTCACCTAACCTCGTTTCCACCAACAATTCAATGCCAAAAGCCCCAATCATTATGTGAAGGTCTCGGCTCGCTTCTTCATACATTTCACGCAACCGCTTGACTTCTGCGATTAATTCTTTTATTACTCGTGGGTATTGGTTTTCCCATTCACCACCAAGTATGTATTTTTCGATTGTGTCTATGTCAGTTTTCATTTTTTTCACCTCGTATTTTGCTCACAATAAAAGAGACTGGAAACCAGTCAGGGTATCCTCTGCGGAGCCAGTAAGCAAAACTCCACTTACCCTCTCGGTAATAGTGTCGGTAGGAACGAATAACAAAATCCCAAGTGTGTTTCTCCTCGGGTAAACGGTATTCGTCTGCCATGGCAATAGAAACAGGAGTCAGGTCTTCTTCGTCGTATGAAAAAGTAAACGAATCTAGAATCCTCTTTTCTGTCCCATGCTTCTTCTTGTAGCGGTAGGTATACTCTTCGCACAGAGCAAGAGCATGTTTGTAGAGCCACATGAAATTTGCTTTTGTCATTCTAGCCCAAATAGTGCTAGGATGATTGAGCATAGCAGGCTTCATCAAGTAGTTGAAATGGGATTCTTTGTGAAACTCTTTCAATTCTTTGAGCGAAGGTTCACGGCCATGTTCTTCCCAAAAGAGAAAGTAAAGACAATTTGTGTGCAACATTTGGCAACTTTCCGTTGGCATCTTAACCACATGCTTGTCAATCATTTGTTGTGCTGATTCTACAGGACAACGAGATAGTGCGAAAATATTCACTCCTCATCACCTTTCCAATACCAAGTCTGTTCACCCAATTCATCAAGCGTCAGGCCGAAACTTTCGGCAATCACCTTCATTGGGATGCACATGTACCAACCAATGCTTTCACTGCTACCGTTCCATCCGGAGTAGTTTTCTCTCATCCATTCAATAATTGGATTCAAAAGCACCAACCCCAAATGTAATCTAAACAGCCAAGTGGCCACATAGGTTCTTCGTTGTTAGCCCACACGCAAGACATGTGGACATCAGCCATGATTGTCAAATCAATGATTTCTTCCATATTCATATTTTCATCCTCTGTTGTGATAATTGGAACGCTTTGTAAGAAGGCGTCCCTAAACTTCTCAATCGTTTGTAGATTTCTCTACGCTTCATTTCTAATTCGTAAGATGTCTCTAGATACTCTTTTTTAAAGAATCTCTGAGAATCCTTTTTGATAACTTCTTTCATTTGCATTACTATCCCTCATTGTAGATGGTCTAGATAGATGTTTAGCAGGGGAAGGGACGGAGGAAAGAACACACAACCCCCTTTGCAGAGATGAGCCTTTTCCCTTCATTACTGGCAAACCTGCCACCACACCGTTTGGTATCATCAGTGGGCGAATATCAACTTCGTGGCGCTGGGCCACAATAATATAAATTCCTCTTCGCTCTCGTGATTCCAACATAGCAAATGTTGCGCTCCTCTTGAGCGTTCGTTGCCTTGGGGTGAGGCATACGCTCTGTAGCAAGAATGAACACATTGTCGGCCTCAAGGCCTTTCGCTTTGTGGATTGTTGACAACATGATGTCTCCCTTTCCATCCGAGGAAAACACCCGGTTGATTTCATCAATGATGCCCTGAACCGTGTCAGCCTTCGTAGCGAAAATGCTAACGCAATTGTATTTGTCTTCCAATGCATTTGCTTGGTTGTGTTTCTCAGCAACAATCAAGCGATTGTAGTTTTTTGAGAAATCTGAATTGAGCAGAGTGATGAACTCAGCAGTCCCCATTTGCTTCTTCTTTCGTGAGACTTTACTCACATAATTCACAAGGCCTTTCGTCATATCTTTTCCTAAGACATAGGCAGACTTTCCATCGGACAGTAAACTATAGAACGCTGTAGCAAGAGGCGCATTGTAGCGGCAAAGAACGATGTCGTCTTTCTCAGGAGTTAGTGGTGCGTTTTCCATCACCAAACCCTCTTCTGCGTCTTCACGATAATGGAAGTTGGAAACATATCGGTTGGCTTCTTTCACAACATTGATTGGACATCGCCATGTCAAAGTCAGTGGGAAAATACTCACTTCTCTATTTGTGGTTTTCAACAAATCTACGAACATGTTCATGCTGGAAGAATCTGCACCACGGAAACCGTAGATTGCTTGGTTGGGGTCTCCAACAACAATGCAACGACCATCAGGTTCAACGCTTCGGTAAATGAGTTGCCTCTGCGCTTCGTTGAAATCCTGAGCCTCATCTACAAACAGAACATCGTATTTCTGCAAAGGAATGTTGTTTACAATAGGACACCAAATCATGTCGTCGAAATCAACAGTCTTCATGTCCTTGCACAATTCCATGATGCGAGGTAGATTGTCAAAAGCCAAAACCTCATCTCTGTCCGAATCAAAATTGATGTTATACTTGTCAATGAGACGAGCAATAGAACGGCGGTCTTTCGCATCCACCATTGAACCCTTCATCAAACCAACCAACTTCACAAGCGGTACTGCAAAGTAGTCTTCTCCTAGAACTCGCTCTACAATTTTGTAGGTTTTGCTCTTGTCAACTTTGCACCAGCCTTGTTGCTTGATAGCACGAAGACCCATTGAATGAAAAGTAGCGGCGTACACATCTTCGGGAAGACGCTTCTCTAATTCACGAGCAATACTCTTGTTGAAGCAGAGGAAGGCCTTCTCGCCCTCCATCAGTTTAGAACCTTCAACAATCGTGAAGGTCTTACCTGTCCCCGCACCGGCTTCAATAACCAAGTGGTCTTCTCCATTCTCCATTTCATTCCAAATTACTTCTTGTTCTTGTGTTCCTTTTAGCATTTCTACAACTCCACGAGTCTCCGGGTGGGCGGCTCAGGCCGTCGCCGGTCATGCCCTCGGTCGGTCGCCGCCTTTAAAGGCGTCAGGGACAAATCTGGCATAAGGAATAATAGATTTCTGAGCATGCCTGTTAAAGAAAATAATACTAAATTAAGTATTAGTTAGATACCCTTCTTCTTGTATTTCTACAACTAGTTTCTACACACTTTCTACAAGCGACAGGTTCGCAGTCCCCTTGTTTCTACTTTTTCTACTTTTTCTACCCCCCTGTGTGTTTCTGTCCCTCCCTCGCTCCCTCTCTCACACAGAGAGTATGTATGTATAATAAGTATAATAATAGAATTATATTAAAAAAACATTCAAAATGAGCCAAAAACCCACTTTTCATTTCTACTTTCATAGTAGAAACGAGGTAGAAACATGAAATCGTTCATATATATTATATGATATAAGACCAATTGAAACTCTCTATCTTCACCTAACACGAAAAATAAGCAAAATAATAGAGGTTTTTAATGGGAAGTAAAGATATAGGATTTTGGTATTCAACGAAAGACACTTTGAAGATGAAGAAGAATACCCTGCGCCCGCTTGTAGGGTGCAAAGTCCCCCGACAACGGACACAGTGCGAGGTGAAAACCATGCCAAAGAAAGCCAAAACCAACAACAGCGAAGCCCCGCAAGGGGTGGATTACGCCGCCTACATCAAGCGGTTGGGAACCCTTCCGGCTCTGCTGGAAGAGGAACCCAATGCCCGTCTTGAAATGGCGGTTGAGGATGTCCTCCAAGGAGAGGCCAACGGTCATGACGACAAGTTGATGAAGCAACTCATCAACACCGTGAAAACGACTGTGGCCATCCACGGAAGCGACGAGCACAAGAAAGCGGTCCCCGACCGTGTACGCAGTGCTGACCCGATGCGCCAAGCCCACTATGACGGCTTGGATGCGGCGATGTCAAAACTTGTGGAGCAGTCGGACGCCTTGGTCTCCGTCATGGTTGACCTTGGCTTCGGGATGCGTGTCAAGAAGGGCGAGAACGACGAACCTCTCCCCTTCACGAAGGCACAACTCCTTGAGGGACTGAACAAGAAAAACCACGAGGCCAACCCCTACCGCCCACACTCCAACAACACGGAAGGCCAAGCGGAGGTTGAAGGCTGAGGTCCCAAGTCGGGGGACTCTGCACCTCGTCCCTCCGGGGACGGGGTTCGTTCCTGTTTCAAAGTGTATACTCTAACCATATGGTTTGACACTTTGGGACGAACCCCAATAATGCCAGCGAGTATTCCAAGTTATGCAAGCCCTTATGGAATCACTTACTGGAGCCTTTACAGACGAATACAAACTCTACGGAGGACTAGACCCCGTGCGTAAAATAACATGGACATACGAGGATGAGCAGTCATTCCTGAATGATGTCCAAAAGTTGCGAAGAAAACTAGGAAAGGACTTCCACAAGAACACCAATTGGCAAATACAAAATACAGCCGTTATGGGAATGAGTATTGAAGTCAAGACCATTATCCCATTGGACACTTACCTCAAACGAAGAGAACAACAACTGCCGGGGGTTGAAAACGAGCGTGAAGAAGAGTGAGGAAGGAGAACCCATATCTAGACATATGGGATTTCCTCCCTCAATCTCTTCCTACAACACCACCCCCACAACAAAACAGGAAAAGAACAGGAGACAACAAAAATGCACGAAATTGACGACACATACACAGTAAAATACCGATACATCCATTTAGATGGCAGTTTAGGTAGAGAATTAGAGCAAACCATGCCTCTGTATTGTGTCCCGACAATGTTCAGAACACTCGCAGAGTTAGAAGCGAGAGTCGTGATTAAATCATGCGAGAAGGTGGTCCGATGAAAAAAGGAAAAAACTACAACCCAAAGGTTTGGAAGAAGCAGATGTTGGATTGGTTGCATGACCACTATTCCCCACCTTACCCGTGGGAGTCAAGGTATCACCGGACGACTTACTACACCTGCGAAGCATGGAGGAATGTGGAATGACAGAATACACCTATGAAGATTTTCAAAAGAGGATTGAAGAGTGGTCGTATGGCGAACAGGTTGACTTTCTTATGCAAGGTAATTGGTGGTGCGACGAAATCATTTCTTTCATCAAGGAGGTGTGGTCAAAACAAGACGACGACTTCGGACCTGACGAAGTGGACGACTACGAGTTGTTGCACATCAAGAGACCGCCAATAGTTGTTTCAAAAAAGAAATACGACGATTTGGAACGACGCCATGCGGAGTTGTTGCTGGAGTGCAACGATTTGCAGAGGCAAGTGATAAACGCCACTCATTTGCTAAACGATTGCGGGTATTATCTTGAGGATAGTCGCTGGGTTGATGGCCAGAATTAATGACCCCCAACGGAGGCTACAAGCCTCCTGCGGGGTCTCCCAAAGTGCTACCATATGGTTGCACTTTGAGAAACCTCAAAATAATAGGCTTTGCTAATGAAGGACATGAGCGACCAGAAAATCCAGTGGGAGATAATGATTGAAGACCTCTTGAGTAGGTCCCGCCTACCAAAGAGCCTGCAATACCGGCACAGGAGCACACACTACGCCTTCGTTTTCTGCACCGAGCAAGCGGTTGATGAAATGGTTGAGGCTCTGAACGAATGGGAAAAGGCGTCTTTCCGATACTATGCGAAGGCAAGCAAAGTTTCCAACCCTCGGGAGATGATACCGGGGGAACAAGGGTGAGCCACACCCCCTTTTCCGGTCCGTGTGGGGGGCCGGAATCGGGGTGCTGTTCTCAAAGTTATGCTACCATATGGTATGAACACTTTGGGTCATACCTCATCAATCCGAGACGCCTTCTGTGGTTGTAGTGGGGCTGACCGGACGGTGGATGCCGTAGTCTAGACCAGTCCTGCGAAAAGACCCGATGATACAGACCGTATGAGGACGCAACAACCAAAACCAGCCACGCACCTGCAAGGTTCCTTAGCCCAATTCTAGATAGTGGCGAGGATAAAATAGAGGTGGACAGTAGAGATGGGGACGAGTGAGCCGAGCAAGAGGACGAGAAGTTAGGGTACTGATTCAACATATCACAAACAAGGAGAGAGCAAACATGACACGAACAGAACATTATTGGACTTTGAAAGACATGACAGACGACTTGAAGTACCTCATGCGATTAACTTCAAGAGATTTCCGAAATCTTCTCTTCCCCAATAGCGAGGACGAAGATTATGTCCGGGGTAAGTGGGAAGTGTTCGCTGAAAGCCCACTTCGTTTCATTTGGTCTTGTTCCGAGGACAAGTTGGAAATTATTAGCGAATACATTCAAGACATCAAGAGGGAAGAAGGATGAAGCCTCTTCGCTCTTTGTTCCATCTACAAAACTTCGACTTCAAACTACCAACTGAAAGGTGCAACAGAGAATACTACTACAGCAAAGGACTACGCAACCAATGCATGTGCGACTTTTGTTTTGACAAAGAAGAATATAGAAGCCAATTCATCAGGAGAAGTGAGTGAACATGACTGTTTCAAGGGAACAATTGATACAAATAGCAACCAAAGTCTGCGCCAGCAACGGTCATAACCACCCTCTTCAATCCTGCAAAATCTGCCAGCAAGCGGAAAAGCCTGAGCAGGAGCGAAAAAGAACGGCCCGTTAATCGTGCGCCCCTCGGCACGATAGCATGACCCAAAAGACAGGGAATGCAGGGAATAACGGGGACCTAGTGGGAAGGGGTAACCCACTAGGTCCCATCAGGGTATTGTCAAAGTCAAACCATATGGTAACATCAACTTTGAGGTGTACCTCATGAAACCACTGCCCTTTCTAAGGCATGTCTAAGATTTCAGACGACGCCGCAAGAGCCTTTGAAAACTTCCAATGGTTCAAGCGAGGTAACACCCTCGTTAGAACCCGACTAACTCCCCACGGAATGGAAGTCCAACTTCTCCTTCATGGTAACCTCATCGCTTGGGATGGACCCTTTGGCCGCTCTGTCACCTGCGCCGGTTGGCCTACGCAGACCACCAAGAGCCGCCTTAACGCTCTCCTTGGCGTTGAAATCAAGACCGTTAAGGGTCAACTGATGCTCAACTCCCACCCATGGGATGGGGGCAAAAGCCCCGTCTAACGCCCTTCGGGGCCTATCACTCAAAGTTATGACCATATGGTTTGAAGAAACTTTGAGAGGCGTAGCAAAACCCTATAGGAACCTGTAAGCACAGGGTATGAACACCCACGAATTGCGTGAAGCAGAGCGAAAGGAAACGATGGCACTTCAAGAAACCATGACCAGTGAGAACCACATGGAAATCATTGAGGCAATTCAAGAAGTGCATCAGAAATACCGAATCCTCCGACGAGAAAACCTCATCATCACCGACTGGGGTTTCCCTGCTGAGGAATGGGCCACGCTCTCCAAGGAAGCGAAAACCACCATCCTTGACATGGCCGAAGAAGCCGCCCGCTACGAGCGACTCCGTGAGGATTTGCGGGGGTGGCTTGAAGAAGCCCCCTAACCGCCCTTCGGGGCCATTCCCATACGCCTTACAAGCCAACCCTATGACCATATGGTTGCACTTTGACGCACACCTTAAACCGCCCATAACGGACGGCTTAAGGGGGCCTAGCGGGACACCACGACCTTAGCGAGAGGTTTTACCCTCTCAAGCGTCCTCCTCTGGGGTTTCCTCCAAAGAAGCACGGTAGGCTTCCATGAGAGAGTCAAGCGACCCGTCCCACTTCTTGTCCTTGTAGTCGTCTTCAAGTCGTCGGTCTGTGGAATTGTAGAGGAAATCTGCGAAGGAATCCTCTGTGTAGTAAATCAGTCCATCCTTGTTCTTCTTTCGGAACAAGAACGCCAAAACATCAGGGCTGGCTTCCACACCACCGCTTACGAATGCAACAATTGCACTCTTGGCGGCGTGAAGGGTTGGAGCAATAGCGGAGGTTCCGCCACGCTCTCCGGACTTTGGAAGGTACTCTCCATATCCTTGGAGGGTTGCTTGCGTTCGGCATGACCGATACAAGTCCTCCCGTAGTTTGTCGTCAATGTCAGGAAGAAGACAGTCTGCCACAGCGTCTTTTACACGCTGGTTTGCGTCTTCCCCTTCGCTCTCTAGTTGGGCGATAAGTCGCCCGAGTCGGTTTTGTATTCTTTCAAGGTTGCTCATGTTTCTCACTCCTAGCATAGTGTCCCGCTAGACATCCTACAAGCCCCCTGCAACTCCATAAGGTTGTTTCCCAAAGTGCTACAACCATATGCTTTGCACTTCAAAATTTATTTTTAGTATTACTATTATACGCTTCTCACTGCGTATAAAAGTCATAAAATATGCGTTTTTCGACTAAAATCCAGCATTTTTTATTTTAGCATTACTAGTATGGCGGCTACTTTGCAAGACGGCTATATCCGATTACATTAAGTAGTTCTTATTCCTGCGATTGAACAAGTCTTGCCATGAACGCCGAAGACAGTATTTACAACATGTTCAGTGAAATACATCAAGACTTAAAGTATGTTTTAGATAAGTATAACAATAGCAAACTTAGCAAGACGGATAACGCCAAACTACAACAAATAGTAAAACAAATACAAGATTTAAGAATAAAAATTAATAAAACATTAGAAATGCAAAGAAAGAATAAGAAACAACAAAACTTAAGACAATACTTTAGCAACTAATAGCATTTTTATCCTGTAAATACATTAAATAGTAGAAAAAAAGGCGGCATAGTGGTAAAAAAATTCCGAGTAATTTTTTGAAATATTTTTGAGGTGGAGAAAGTGTGGAAAGATGAAATTACAAAGAGTCCGGAGCAAAGACATTTCAATAATATAAACAAGTTGGATATGATGATTAGAGATACAGAAGAATTTGCTATGCGGGTGAAGAAGTTCATGGAATATAACGAAAGGTATCTAGGGAGAGAGTCCAGTGATAAGGTGAGGACTATAGAAGAAGTCGGTTCTTTTTTGGCAAAAGCCGGTGATATGCTTTCTAGACTGATATGAGGTGGAGAAGATGAGTTGGGAAGATATTTTAAAAGAAAGCGAAGATAAAGTCAATGATATGTTGCATGATTTTTTTGTTGAAATGTATGACAGAATGGATAAAATAGAGAGGGCTAAGTTCTCAACCCTGCTTTCTCCAAGGATGGTTAATGTTCTTGAAGAAATTAAAGAACTTACTGAGAAATTAGCGGATAAACTGGAAGATGTTTTGGAACCTTATTTTAAGAGATTGCAAGATGAATGAGGTGAAGAAAATGAATTGGGAAGATATACTCAAGAAGGATGTTTCTGTATCTCGGCGTCTTCTTCAAGATGTTGAGCGGGAATTGAAATACATCATCCGTATTTCCAAAAGGGATGTTTCGTATGGAAAAGATACCGGAAGATTGGAGGATTTGGCGGAGCAACTTAAGTCGGCGATTGATGAATCATATGGGATGTAAGAGTATGTGGAAAGGGATTTTGAAAGTGCAACCTTTACTTGATACTAGTAAATTGCGTGACGCTCTTGGTTTTATTGAAGCCCCTATTGATTTGATGTATGAGTTTAAGAGGCGTATGATGAAACCATCTCTTATGATATTAGGAGAAAAAGAGGGAGAACTAAATGAAGAATATGAAATGACTAGGATTGAACTAAACAATTTTGACGCTAAAGGTAAGAAAATGGTTCTTGAGGGAGAATACACTTTAGAAAAACTAGGAGATTTTACTTTCCAAGCCATTTACACTTTTGACAAAAATTTAGTGGCCATGTCCTCTCTACCCAATCTTGACCGTAAAAATTTAACAATTTTAACGGATGATAAATTCAAAAAACTGACCAGAAATAATTCTTACAACATTAATCGGGACTTTAGAGGAAAAATTGGATATGCCGTTTTTGCATTCTTGGAAGGCTCTTTTGACGATATATTCGAATACGATAGCGAGTATGTGCTTACAGGCCCACGACTTTCTAGGGATAAGGATTTGGAAAGGGATAAGAGAGGAAAGCAAGAACGCTTCAAAGAGGTTTTGCGAAAGCCCGATTCTTCCAATTTGAAAGAATTTGATGAAGTTATGAATTCTGGGTTATACACTACAGCCCTTCCCGTTGATAAAAACGGTGCGCCTAATAAGGCCCTTAAGAGATTAATTGAGAAAGGTATTGTTATTGAAAAAGAGGAGCCGAAAGAAGAATACAAATATGAGGTTAGCGAACAGAATCGGGTA